TCCCTGCGCTGAGACCTCAAGAACAGAGTACGACTGGATATGGGCTATGTCTACTGTTTGATTTCCAACACTACTTTCCGTTTCTTTAAAATATTAACATGTCAACTTTCTGACATCAAAAATACACACCGATTCGTGTAGGACCTGCCAAAATGTCCAATTTTTCCTTTTTGTTATAATATAGTTACTTTCGTTATAAAATGTCCAAATTGCCCCATAATATGGGCATATGTGGGTATATAAAATGAGGGCATAACGGACATAGGGGACATATCCTGTTATATGGTGCATAGTGGGACATATGGGACATAGGGTGCACATGGTGCATAAGGGACATATCGGGCATGGTGGGACAGGGCGGACATATGGGTGTATGTCGGATATGTGGGTGTATGGGGGAAATGCCCGATTTGTCGTTTTGTCATTCGGACATATGGTATATGTCGGTTATGCACCCGCATGTCCGAATGACAAAAGGACATATGGGGCATATCGCTGCCCTGGTTTGTCCGGTTTTGTCCTAAAATGTCTGGACTCTCCGAATATGTCCGTTTTGTGGGGGTTTGTGGTAGTCCGTTATGTCCCTTTTATGCCCATATAGGGGCATATGTGTGCCATGATCATGTCCGATTTGTACCATATGTGGTGGTATATTCCGGCATAACGGACATTTTGCCCTCGTTATGGGGCATATGTCCGTTTTGTCCTGAAACCTCCCAAATCACAAAACGACATGTCCGAAATGTCCTCTTTTGTGCCCATATAGCAGGGCCGAATTATGCCTCATATGCCCGATTTGTCGCCTTTGCCCTACTATATGGGCATAATCCGGGCGGAGTAGACTGGAAGTAGCAGATAGGCGGCAAACCGGACACTTCGGACAAACCGGAGGTAGCGGGTGAAATGCCACCAAATCGTTCCTTATCAACTCAATAGCGATAGATAGGGCAAAGCGCTCAAGTCTCTCCTATCCGGCATGTCGGACAAACCGGCCAAAACGGACAAAGGAGGCATTATGGCGAAAACGACCATTTGGGTTCTTATCGAGACAGATGAGGACAATTTCGGCAATCCGGCCAAACCGGACAATGCAGAGATTCGGGACATATTCCGCAGAGGGGACAGTTACGGCATAGTGGACATGGTGCCTGAAACGGACATTGAGGACATAGTCCTCAAAGCCGACAAGTAGGGCATTACCGACATGCCGGACAGAAGGGACTTGAGCGACAATGCGGACTAAGCACTCCTTATCGGGTATGTCCGACATACCTACCAAAGGAGGACAAAATGGACATTGATCCCAATGTGGTCGAAGACGCCAGAAAGTGGGCAAATTGGGAGATTTCGGACGATGAGGACTTTTCTGACGAAAGGGACCTTGAGGACGAAATGGACAGAGCGGACATGTTGCTCAATTTGGGCATTCGAGGCGAATGGCGCGAATGGGGCGATGCGGACAATCTCGACATAGAGGACTAATCGGACAAATCAGCCATTTTGGACATACCCGACAAAGGGTGCTTAGCACGCATGAGGGGATTTATCCCCTTATGGTGGCGTATGCGTATGCACACCTCATAAATTGGACATTTCGCAAAAAGTCGGTGAATTTCATCACATTTCCGACAAAAGCGGACATTCAGTGACAGAGGGGGGCGTACGTGGACAAAGCCGGATTATCCCGGGCTAAGAGGATATGTCCGACTTAACGGACATGGGAGACCAAAATGGACATTTGGGCTCAAATCTGGCCAAACCCCTACCCAGAAGGCAAAGTACACAAGTCAGTCGTATCGCTCATAGCGGCCGTTTTGGACATTTCCGACACAATGGAGGAAATCTACACAAACGTAGTCGCATGTGGCGTAACGGACGACACGGACGCTTTGGCCACAAGTAGGGCAATTTGGACAAAGCGAGACGAAATGCGCATGGCGGACATTCGAGGCGAAAGGGCGGTTTCTGCATGAAACGCACATACCAGGCATTGGTAGCAATGCTCGTGATTCTGGCGATTCTGGTGGTTGTGGACATATGGGTCACAGTGGCAAATAGCCACTCAAAAGCCGTATGTCACGCAATCACGGAGGATTCGGGCATCACGGACTGCGACTACCAAGACGGGACATGGCGGACAAAGTAGACTAACCACTCAAATCGGACATATCCTCCTAACTCGGGATAATTCAGGTTTTACCTGCTCTAAACGCATATGTCCGGACACTTCGGACAAAGGAGCACGAAATGGGCATTACGTCTTATTTGGACAAAGACGACTTTCGGGTAGAACTCGGGACAATCGTTGGATATGAGGAGTTTCTCCTCAATCCGGACAATGAGGACAAACTGTACATTGTGGTCAGATTGCCCAATTACGGCAATACGGTCATTATGCGCGAATGCGTCTTAGACGACGAATGGCGCGTAACGGGCGTTGTGGGCGAAACGGTCATAGAGGTCGAACCGTGGAAAATCGGCGCGATCTAGACTAACTGGACACTTTCGGACATATGCGTCTAAAGCAGGTAAAACCATGGTATAGTAGCTCTAAACCGGCATGTCCACTCAAACCTATCAAAGGAGAGCAAAATGGACATTGCTAACGGATCCGACATTGCAGCCCATATCCAGCAATTGGTGACGGAGTACACCGTAGCGGTCATTATGGCCGAAACGGGCAATGAGGACTTTCCGGCGGAAGTACGCATTTTGGCCGCTATCAGGGCAAAGGCGCTCGGAGAGCACATTTTCGCAGATATCGAGCATTTGGCGACACATGCCGCATTTGGCATCAACGCGACAAATGAGGAGAATCTGGTCAATGAGTTCAAAGCGCAGCTAGACACCCTTTAGCCTCAAAACGGACATGCCGGTCTAAAGCTACTATACCATGATATACCCGTTCTAACTCTGCATGTCCGGCCAATCCGGACTAAGGAGGACAAATGGATATTACTCGGGCGCATCGGGATCTATCGCTCGTACCTGGTCAAAGGGTGCGAGTGGTTCGAACCGTATCAATTGCGTACGATGTGGACATGACGGACTATCTGGCCGAAATGGGCGAAACAGACATTCCGGTAAGTTCACTCGAATTCGACATTGAGCAGAATCAGGACGTTATGGACATTTTGGACGAACAGTCCAATCTGGAGATAACGGACATCAAGGTCGAAGTTACCGAACTCCACTAATCATCCAAAACGGACATGCAGGGCTAAAACGGGTATATCAGGCTATAAATGGGCACACCCCCTCAAACCCACAGGAATGAGGACAAAATGGGCATAAGGGTAGGAACCATCTTCAAGTGGTACAACCCGGACGAAGTGGGCGAAGACTGCGAAGACGGACAATGCGTGGGAATTGTGACCAAGCTGGACAAAGACCCCTTTTCGCCAGAATCGGACGAACCGTTCGTTTCGGTCAAATGGTGGGAAAAGTGCAGATACCACCACGTAACGTGTGAAACCGAGACAGGTCCATACCAACTGGGATGGATCTGGCAAATCGGACAATTCTACTAAACCCGGACAAATGGGGTGTGTCCATCTATATCCTGATATGCAGCATAGGTCCGACTTTGCCCAGGGAGGGGCTATTGTATACCTAAAGTATTGGCTTTATCTCAAAAAGTCGGACATGTCCGGTTTTGTGAGTTTTGCGCGAATTGTCTCACAAGTGGGGACAAATCGGGCATGGCTGACATAGCCGGATATACCGGTGAAGAAGGGACAAAAATGGACAAGCAGGACAGAGTGGGCAAACCAGTCACAGGCACGGATATCGTCACGATTCTGTGCATGTTGGTCGCAATCATCACTTTGGTGATATTGCTCGCAAACCTCCAGTTTGGGACTGTCGGCTAGATGACAGTTCAGAATGTCCGATTATTGTAATATGCCGGTATTGTGCGAGCTATACTGGAGAGGCAGGGTCGGAGCCACGCGAAAGCGGAAAATCGGCCAAATCGGACATTCTTACCTAAATAGTGACTTTACTGCACTTTCAGGTAGAAAAAGTGCAGGATGTGCTTTAAGGGTGCATTGTCGCCGCCACCGGTACATAGGTGACGGTAAGGATGAGGACGCTCAAACCGGACAATGCACTCCTATGGCACATCCTGTGCTTTCCCTACCTGAAAGGAGCCAAAACATGGCACTCTTCTCAAAAAAAGAGCGCAAGCCTCTCACTAGGTTCCAAAAGGGACGAAGGTGGAGTACCTGGACTTTGGTACTTACCGGACTTTTCTCAATTTGGTTTAATGTCCGTTCTGGGCGGATTGCGGCGGAACCGATCGCTTTTTCGGCTATGCCCGTGATTGTCCTGTTTCTGACGATTCACCTGATTAGTTACCTGAATCCCCGTAAGGGTTATATGAAGGTACTTGTCTACGTTGGGTTGGGTATAGTAACGGCAGTGGCTTTCGGGATGTCTGGCTACCATTTGTTCACTGAAGCGGTAGCAAACGGACAACCCCAGCTTATTGCCATAACTTACCCATTCATCGTAGATGTACCAAGTGTGATTTCTGCGGTGATTCTGGTCGAAAAGGTGCCTACGTCAGCAATAGCGACAGTCAAGGCAGAGCCGGCAAAGCGGACATCTCCGGCGAAAGCAGCGAAAGCTGCCCAAGTCCCCGCAAAACGGACATCGAGCCCGAAAGCGAAAACTCCGGCAAAGGTCACAACTCCATTCATTCCACCATCACCCCTGACAGACCCCCGCGAAAGGGACATGTTGACAGCTTAGGGACGTTTGGTGCGATTCAGGCTTTACCGGTCTGAATCGTGCCATGGGCCCCTTAAGCCCTAAACCGGACGAAAGGAAGCAAACCGTGTGCATTATGGAGATTCACGAAGATGCCACGCGTAGCGCCATGATTCAGGCGGTTGCGCACAATCTGTCCACAATCGATCGTGATCTGGACATGTTGCGCAAGGTGGGCAATGCTCGCAATGACCACAAACTGGTCGAGTGGGCCGATACCCTCCAAAAGACCGTACATGGCTGTTATGCGGACGCATTGATGGAATTCGGACTTTCCCTCGCGGACCTCACAATGGACCCACAGGGACACATTCCGCACGTCCACGACAATCACGGCAATGAGCGCAATCTGTCCGATCTCATCCGAGAGACGACAATGGAGTCACAGGCTGACGAAACCCGTTAGTCGCACATAATCGGATATGGTACCCAAACAGTCCCATATCCGGTCATGTCCGTCTAAATGGAAGGAAGTCAATCAAAATGGGTAAGCACAACGCACCACCTCCCAAAACGGACATTGTTCACAATGCACCAAAAGTCATCAAAACCAGGACACATACGTTCCTAGTGTTCTGTAAGCACACAATTCTGGAACTACCAGCTGGTCTCATCGCAATTCTCATCTTCGAGGGCAATCGGGGAGGATGGTTGCATTTGATCGGAACCGATTCAAATGGGACAGTTCACGCAATGAGTACCTTCGTGACATTCCTCTGATATGTGCTCATAGTGGCGTGTTTCCTTTCAACGAGGGAAATACGCTGCTATGTCCACATAGGAAGGACAAACAATGCAATACCGGACAAAGCTGACTATCGCGAAAATTCGGAAGTGGAATAACTTTCTGGACAATTGCGCTAAATGGAGCAATTCCGACAGTCACGCTCGCTTCCTGCTCGCTCACAAGATCAACAGGGCGAAAATCGGACAAACGGTACTAAAGGGATAAACTATCCGAAAGGATGGCAAACATGGCTCAATCCAGACCAAGTGGAGAATATCTGCCAAAGGTGATAAGGCGGATTGATTGGCTGCAACTGGACATAAGCCGCAATAAGTGCGATGCGTGCGGAGAGTGGCCAGAAGTGCACACATGGGGCATTCTGAGTCAATCTGGACAAAGGATCATTTATTGTAGCGAATCACCAGTAATGAAGCCAATTCATTCTACAAGTTACCCAATACCTGATTGGTAGGTAGATCTACCCTTAGGTCATGTTTAGTGCGATATATGGAAAACACACCATATATCGTGCTATGCACCACCTAAATTCGGACAAACCCGGACAAGGGAGACAAACGCACATGTATGAGGACGCACACCTCGAAGCAGACTACGAGGACAGAATGGACGATTCGGACGAACAGTACGATCCGTACGGATACGACTACTCGGACGATCTGGACGATTACGACGATTCGGAAGATCAGGACGATCTGGACGATGAGTACAATGAGGACGATTCGGACGAACCAATCGGAATCGCCACATTCACCTCGAATGAGGGCGATCCACTCGAATCGGACTATTACCGCAGAGCGCTCCAAACGGCGCAATTCGGTAATTTGATCTGATTTAGTCACGTATGGGCTGATTCCACAAAAATCAGCCCATACCTGGCCATGTCACATCAAACCCTCAAGATCCCCAATTCATGATCATCTATGCTTCAGACTTACTGACGCGTCAGTTTGATCTTGAACCGTTGGACCTTACGATCTACAAGATCAACTACTGCCATAACCCCCTCAGATCGATTCTAAGCCAAGATCACATAGCCACCCTATACAGAGTGGCAATAGGCACCAAAACGCGTTACAATTGAAGTGCCAGGGCGGAACGCGCATCCTACGCGCTCTCACCTAGCAACCTAAGCACTCACCAAACAAGATCAAAAAGAGAAACGGACATTTATGGACACCCAGGACATTCAGCCTCAAAATCCACCAATGCCGTATACCACCAAGAAAGCCGGAAAGCGCCGAAAGCACACATTCGGCAAAAAGCAGGCCGGAATGGGACGATCGAATACAATCGGCCTCATCTACGCAATCGGCACGAACGCCGTAATTGCGGATGCAGCTACCGAATCTCGTCTATCCAGGTACGGACCGCCCACATCTACGCGATTGGCAGGATATAACTTCCTTTGGGGCGAAACCGGACATACCTGCTCATAGCACCATAAGATAGGTGAATAGGACCCAAACAGCCAGTTAGGGTCCTATATCACCATATTTTTATGTCTACCCTATGAAGTCCTCAAAAATTGGGCTTTTCCCAAAAAGTCGGACATCGATAAACTTCAATAATCCCAATCGAAGCCAATCAATATGGGGGTGGGAACATGCGTTCGGAGTATTTATTGGCTTATTGATCTATAGATACTTCAGCACGGCTAGACCCCCCCTCTATACATGATCAGCCACATCGTGGGACACCAAATCGGACACATCCGACACTTCCCCCAAACCAACACATTCCTGGTCAGTCCACCACAACCCACCACATACACAAAACCTCAATATCGTTTGGAACGGGGGGTAGTGCTCTTTAAGTTATTAATCAATAAGCCATTCAAACCTTTGTTCGAATGGCATTGACATTTCGGACATTTCCTCCTGGCAATTCGGACATTTCGCCTATCGTTAGTTAACTTTCCTAAAAATCCAACGTCGAATATTCCTTTACCCTTTACCGTCCACACTCGACGGTCCAAGCGCTCACCAAGCACTACGCAATGATGATCAACGATATAGGGTCGATAATAACCAAAAATTCCGTGTAAAATACTGACCTGACTCATTTTCACCAAAAAATGCGATATCCAACAACCAACAAGGATGTCAAGGAATAAAAATTCCCTCACACATCAACACCACACAAATAAAATGAACGTACCTCCGTGTCTCTTGACACGACTGCACATCACGATTAATGTGTCGGCAAGGTCACCATCTCAACAAGATGTAGCCAAACAAAACCCACAGTAACCATACCGACACGGAGAGTAACATGGCAGTTATTTCGACAAGTCGATCAGTAACAATATATGCACCTACTTTTGAGCGTGAGCCCATCAAATCACAAGTTCCTAACATGTCGATGGAACTAGCCGTATGGCTCACTCACAAGCTAGGTGTAGTCGAGTCTCGACGTGCTGATGGGTATATGCTCGAAGCTAGACTTATGGCATTTCACAGCCCAAAGACACACAATTGGAACCAAAGGTGCAAACTCGCAGCAAGTCGCACATATAGTCCAGAACTAGCCGATAGTGATGGCGAACTAACACCATTCGGACTTACGACAGCAGAGCAATTGCGCGAAATGTTTATGTCTGCCGATCGGGAGGAATTCGAGCGCGGTATCCGCGTGACCTCTTGGGATACAGACAATGATGTTACTACTATCCTAAGCACTACCAAAGCGCAGGAATCGGAATTTTGGACCAAAGCGGAACATTGTTTCCTAAGCGGTTCGCTTTCGGTCAGACAGCTCAAAATGCTTGAAATGCTACTAAAAGCCACAGAAGAGGCAGAACAGCTAAACCGTGAAGAACTAGACGAAAAGTTTAGATCGGTCAAAACGGCTGAAGCACCAGATCCTGACGATTTAGAAAATATTGGTGTTATACGTCCAAATCAGATAGCTAACATGATTGTGGACATTGGCACCCAACGTGAAGCAATGAACACACCACAGGCATTCCAGGCTAAAATGTTTGATATCCACAGCAGTACCCAAATGTCGGTAGAAATGAACCAAGAGTTGGAGCGTGCGCCGCTTCGACTCGCTTTCGTCCCTACTGCGATGTTTGGTCAGAAAGCCAGAAATGACCTAGTTCAGCTAGAAAGGTATGGTTTGGTCGATTTGAAGGCGTACATCACTGGCCACCGAGGTCGACCCAAGCATATGGTACGTGTGTCCACTACTGGTGAGATCACCGTACGCGACCTCCGTCGGCTGGGTGTGCTGTAAGCAAGATCAACCTAGAACCAAGATCAAGTAAAAACTAGGATTCATCGTTGGAATAGTTTGCTGCCCTGTGGGAGTTGTGCTATAGTAGAGAGGTAAGCGAGGCACGGAGCACAACCCACAGGCAAGATTCACGGCTCGACGGCAAAGGGCACGAAGAACAAGGTCAGACAAGTCAAGATCAACTAGAAATATAATTCGAGCGAGTCTATCTGTGGGATTATCAAGATCGTGAAGCCCTCTTCGGACCTGGTGAAAATCTTGGTAATCCCTCAAATGGACTTGACGAAAGTCAAATTACCAGGTAAGATGGATGTAGCTAAGAAAACAAAACCATAGAGTAAACTATGATCACGAAAGGATCATAAAATGACTTCAAACGTTGATCTCTTTGACGACCTCCAGACTGGCGATTCGGTCGATGGTACTGTCTCAGAGACTTCTGAAGGCCAGCCAGCAACCTTGGCTGCCGAGTCTGCGGACGTAGAGAACGCCAGTTCTACTGACAACAGTGGAGAGAGTGAGTCTGAGTCTCCTGTGGAGACCGTTGCGCAGGTTCCGGATGGCGCTATGTCCATCACGGAATTCGCGGCTTTCATGACGAAGACTCTCATGAAGGCGAAGTTTATGGCAGGGGAAGACCTCGACGGTACTGAGTATGTCGTTCCGCAGAGCGTGTACCAGACCGTTAAGGCTCAGCGTGATCGGATTCCGCACGTTTTGGTGCAGGGTCCCGATGACAATGAGGCGAGAGTGTACGTGCTGACCGACCTTGCCACTTCGTGGTGGGAGTCCAGGCGCGAGCGCCTTGCTACTCGGGGATCTGGTTCGCAGCGTGCAAGCTCGCGGACCCCTGAGGACAACCTGACTCTACTGGCGGAAGCGGTAAAGAAGTCGCTCTACGCGAACGACCGCAGTAAGATGTGGATCGAGCGCATTGATCAGGCTGCCAAGCTTGTCGACAAGTACAAGGGTTTCCTCTCCGATGCAAAGGTCGAGGAAAACACCGTTGAGCTGGCCGTGCAGGAAGCGACTGACCAGTACAATGCCGAGAAGGCAGCGAAGGAAGCCGAAAAGTCTTCTAAGAAGACTGGTTCAAAGGCTGAGACGACCGAAGACAACGAGTAGCAGAAGAGATTCTAGTTACTCACAAAAACTCTAAGGACAGGACAGGATAAGATAAGATAAGATAAGATAAGATAAGACACTTGGTCAAGTGTCTGAAATCAAAATGGCTAGGGCCGGGCTAGCGTGAGCTAGCCTGGCTCACTTGCAGAATACATACATCTGGACAACTGTAGAGTTGTGAAAAGCCAGTGATGGTATTCTGCGCAAAACTACCGGTAGTACCATCATGCCCGTAAAGCATGAGACGGAATCCGGAAGGATCCCATGCCACTTATTTGCGAAAGAGTGGAAGGGCTGCCCGTTCGAGTCGGGCCATGGGAACTAGCACTACCTGGAATCTCCCCAAATAATCGTATCCATTCGACTACGGGAACTAGGTACGGGTAGTGCGCAAGTTGCACAACTCGACGTCCCAAGTCTTATGACGTTGACAGATTGTCTGACATAACAAAAACGGACAAAAAGTCAGACTACGAAATAAAGGACATATTGAAAGAATTGAAAGGTATTACAATAAATGGCAGAGAAAGACGAAAACAGAGCACGCGCAGCACGTGATTCGGCGCAGAAAGCACTAGAAACCCGCCGAGCGAATGAGGCTGCGCGAACGTCGAGCGAATGAAAAGAAGAACAAGTAAATAGTACGAAATAATTGAAGAATTGAAAGGTATTACAATAAATGTCAGACAAAGATGACGAAACGGCTCGACGTCAAGAGGCTGAACGGGAAAACCAACGGCGCAGGCAGGAAGACTTAGAGCGCTTGCGCAAGGACCAGGAACGGGCCGATCGACGGAAAGACCCAAATAACCAATAAAAGCAGTATAGCTAGCATGTCATAGTGGGGCGAATTGGACATATTCCGCAAATGGAGTATATCCGATTCGCCCCTTAGGCGTGGTATGGGCTAATAGTCCTCAAGTATTGGACTTAGTCCAAAAAGTCGGGAGGGTTGCGTGAAATATGACCTAGTGGTAGAATGGCAGACAGGTCGGGCGTCCCTGTGGGGAGATCTTCCGTACCGGGAGGCGCTCGACATTTTGTACGGTATTTATAATACCGCGCACAATGAGGGTGTTGTTTCTATAACAATGAAACGGAAAGAGAACCAATAAAATGGTAATCAAGGGTCCAATTGACCGGCGCGAATTCTACATTCTAGTCAGGAACCTAGCAATTCCTGATGAAAATGAGTATTACAATGAGGTGATCGAGCTAGTCGAGCGTGTCAAGATGTATGATTGGCAGGCCGACCTCGAAAAGGTGCAAGAAGACAATAGCGACGCTGAGATTGTTGGATACCTTCGCGATACAGAAATCAAGAAGCGTCGGTTAGATCTGGAAAAGGTGCAAGTGCGCACTGATGGATTCGGAAGTTTCCTTGCCGACCTTCCAGATAAGGAAGTCAAGATCAAAAACAAGAGTGAATACGAAGCTCAGTAGGACAGTTAATTGGCCGTTTTGTATGATTGCCGACGCGATTCGAGTGTCGGCAGTCGTGCTATTCGACTAATAATGGACAGTAACTATATTAGGAGAAGTATGGCATATGTGCCAGATGATTGGAAAACCAGCGCTTATGAGCACAATGTATACAGTAGGAAGGCAGGACTCTTTCGCAAGATTCTGACCTGCACCTGTGGGCTCAGTGGCTGGAACGCAACACAACTTTGGAATGAACATGTCAGAGTAGAAAGAGACATGGTACAATGGTTGATAATGGTGGAAACCAAGAAAACCAGTCGATTGAGTCAGCAGATGGCCAGTCGTCAGGCGAACCTGCAAAAGTACGAAGAGTTCAAGAAATCTCTACAACAGACCGACTCACCAGACTCCGCGAGCTTCTATCGTTAGCCTGGAATGCAGATGACCAGCGCATTGCTGGCCGCGCTACTGCGGCATTCATTTTGCAATTCAGAGCATTCGACGAAATTATGTCAAATGGTGGTGGTCTGCCAGAACAGTGGCAGTTGAAGGCGAATTTTGAGGACTTTCGTAGTATTCACTAAGCTTGGTTGCGTTGCATCATGCCTGTGGGAACACAGACATGGTGCTGCACAACTAAATGTATGGAAGGAATTTTAAGATGTCTAAAGCTTGGTTTCGGGTAGATCTCTCAATCAAGATACCAGGCAAGATTCGGCCAGTTACCAAATCAGTGTTGGTACCAGACGATCTATTGTCAGCTATCGTTACGCAAGGAAATGACCACAGGCAAGATGCTGCGGTCAACTTAGTGGCTAAGACTTTCCAAGAACTATACGCACAGGCACACCAAAAGAAGCAAGCCCTAGATTAGTTGCGTTGCATCATGTTCAGGGCAGCCTGAGCGTTGTGCTGCACAACTAAATGGAGGAATAAAATGTATGATGCAACACTGGCACTCACCAGGATTCGTGGTCTTGTTGCCACTATCAAGTACAAGGTGGATAATTCCAACGACAACGTTTTGTATTTCACTACTGGTGAGTATGGCAATGATTCGTTCAAGCTAGTAGAACTAATCAAAGAATTGGATGAATACCTCACTAGGAGTGCGATCACAGGTGATCGTTTTCTACCATTGTGGTGGGAACCAAAAGCCTAGTTGCGTTGCATCATGCATTGCCTGTGGGCAATGCTTGGTGCTGCACAACTAACAAAGGAGATTACAAAATGGAAAATAATGTACCAGCCGCGACGCCGAACATGGAGCTAGTTGATCTTGTCTTCAAGGCTATTCGTGAAGATTTGGCTCATTGGAGTCAGCTTGGTTGGGCGACCAACTATGATATTGATGGTGATGGCTTGACTTGCAACACGTATTATTGTTTCGGTGGATGGGCATTGAGCCTTTCCAACCGATTGCGCAAGCCTATCGATGGTGGGCCAACTCTTTGGAATGCCGTCGACAAGGATGGCAATTGGATGCTATTTCAAGATGCAGCCAATGAGGTACTCGGCTTCAACGATTTGCTCGGTGACAAGGTTTACCACAATTTCACCAGCAACATCGATGAATTTGAAAAAGCCGTCCGCCAAGATATTGTTGAGTATGGTCACCTGACCGCTGAGCAAGTAGCAGAAATTGAAATCTGAGTGATCTGTCTGGTTCCTGTGGGCATAACCCACAGGGGTCGGGCTGTTTACTTAGAGAGGCAGATTATGTCTAGTAGACTAAGAAAGAAAAGAAATCAGCGGGCTGAGCACGTCAAAAAGACGATGCACCTTCTTGCCTTGCTAAGTCCTGATTCGCATATCACCGGATGTTCTTATGGTGTGCATTCTTATGAATATTCAGAATATATGAAGACTTGTAAAGAGTGTGGCGCAATCTACATTCTCACTGATCCAGAACTAAGGTGGTTAAAATGGCGGGGAAAGCACTATGACGGTACGAATTAGGGGACGAACAGATTGGTCCTGGTATGGTCAGTGTCCAGTTTGTCCTGCTATTCCTGGCGCTAAGTGCATAGATAGGCGAAAGCGCATCGTTGATGGTGGTCTTACCAGATATGCGGAGGTACCGCATAAAGGACGGGTAAAGCGTAATGATTCTGAGCGTTAGGTACAACATTAAAGATGGCACGGTTCCTTACAAGTTATACATGGATGGCGAAATTATTGGTGTTGGTGTTGTGCCAACAGTCGATAAGTTCAGAAATTTTCGTGCTTCCTTAGAGAGTGCGAATATTGATATAACATTTACGCCAGATTCAACTATGTTCACCTAAACGGTCGTTCACCTCGCCTGGTCGCGCGCACCGCACGACCGGCGCGAGGATGGCCCACTAGCCCGCTGTGCAGCACGCTGCCGGCCGAAAAGCGGTTTCGTGGGTCTCAGTACAGGGTACAGGGTGCGTCTTGAATTTATTCGGAACCGTGATATACTGGAAAGTGTGCCGATGGTTGATCTAGGTACCTTGCGCTTACGCATAAGGTACCTAGCTGAACAAATCGGACACAAAGGACACAAAATGAAAACAAAAGCCGAATATGAGTATGAGTACTATGCGTTCAACCGAGAACCGGCATTTGATGTCGACCCGCAGTACAAGTTCTATTTCACGGAACCTATTCGGGTGTTTGCCATTGGTCCCACAGGGCTGACATCAGCCGAAGAGTGGGTGCGCGAGACAAACGCGATGCGCAAAGAGTCGCGGGAACGTCACGGTATCCGACTCGAAGTTGATAAGGCTGCCGGTATGCCAGTACAGGTCGAAGTTCGTCGACGGCTTATTATCAAGCTCGGATATGAGCGGGTAGTCTCGCATGTTGATCCTAGGATGCGATCCGACCATATCGAAAATACCAATGAAAATTGGGTACCTGCCTGATTGAATTCTATCATCCTGTCCACGGGGCAGGGTGGTAGTGTTCAATTAGTTGCTATAAGGAGAAAAATGGCTAAGCATAAGGTAAATGTGACACTGAAGGGTCATTTTTACATTGATGACACTGACCTAGCAGCGTATGAAGCCAAAACTGTAACAGAAGCAATGGTGAATCAACTCGCTTGGCTAGAAGATGGGCACGATATGGTTTCCTTCGTTGCTGATACAATTGAGGAGCCAATTTTGCAGTTTGAGATTGACAAATGATTCATTTTCTCTTTCATCGCAATTGGGGCCCGTGGCGCGTCGTCCGAGTAAGTATGGATGACTACTCGGCCGGCAACCTTGAGTATTTCAAGAACAAAGCTACTGTGCAAGCAAGAACGTGCACTCAGTGTTCACGAAAGCAGATGAAACGTGGATAATTTAGACCGTCAGGAAACTGACACAGAAACCTCCACTCCAGAAAATTTTACGCACTACGTGCATTATAACCAGTATGGTGAAGTAGAAAAGCGCATCGAGCGCGAGCGACTAGAAACCATTCTGAAAAACCAAGAGGAACGTGGTGGGTGGTTTCTTATGAATGCAGTTTGGACACTTCGGCGTGAAGGTGAAGAGATCCACGCTAAACTGAATCCGAGCTATGATTTGGGTCATCTACCAACTGATAAGCTATGGCATAGTTGGACTTATACCTTTGTTCCGGAGGTATTATGAAAAGTGATCCAATAAAATATGATCCTTCGGTTCGATATGTAATAACGAAAATCGATGGTGCAGTTGAGATTTTTAGTGACATTATCGAAGAGACGCGCGACAAGAAGAATACCACATTGTTCTTGTGGACTCGCTGGTTCAAGCGTCGTAGAATGCTGAAGGCAATTAGATTGTCTGATATCCGCATCTACAGTGTGGAGAAGAAGGTACCATGACTTATCATGGCGGTTTAGAAGACGGAAAGGCTACACTAGCGAGTCAGGTTCTAAGCATTATCACCGTGAATGTAACCATGTCCGCGCAAGAGCGACTAAACCAGATTGAGAGATTGTGTCTTTCCCTCAAAAAGGATCCACTGAAAGAGAGTACAACCCAGAGATGAATGATCTGTATGGCACTCACCCATAGTGAGTGCCGTGCTGTTCATTCAAACAAAACGAATGGATGAAAAATGACAGAAAAGCATGACAACATGATGCTGTTTTGCAATGCCTGTCAGGAAGTCTATGCAATTCCAGCTCGACGTGGTCGACCACCAGGCTTTTGCAACACGTGTGGTAACGATCCAGTAATTGTAGAGAAATTCCGGACGGCACAAAGACTCACTAAACAACAAGAACGACTCGACAAAGCGAAAGCTAGAGTTGATCGTTTAGAAATGCTGCTCCGCTCTCGTGGCGAGCATCCATCACAACAAAAGGAACGGTAGTGAATTTGGACGATCCTGGCCTAAGTGTTGAATGTAGGGCATGTATGGTCAGGATCGGCCAATGGTGTAAGGAAAACAAACGTAAGAGAAAATACTTACACATAGTTCGCTATAGAGACTTACGTAATGCAGAATTAGAACGTAGACGTAGATTCCGTGATGCTTACCTAGCTAAGTGGTTTCTAACTTATGGTTTCATATTTGAGGAGTAATAATGTCATATGTTGCATTGTATCCGTTCAGTAACACCAATCTCACTAAGAAGTTCCGCGTTGTTGATAGCGATGAATGGCAAGCGGTACTGAATGGTGAAAAGACTGAGTATAAGTACACTGAGTATGACAACATCAATGATGCCGTCACTGCGCGCGATCGGCTCAACAACCCTACTCCGACGAAGGATGAGGTAAATGACCAGTCACAGCACACCACGGATGCATCAGAGACCGAATGATCCTGCGTATTTTCTTCTAGACAATGTTCCAGTGACGACACAGAAGGTACATCGTAACGGGTGTTACATCTGTGAGGATAGAGAGTTCGCACGAATGGGACTCCCTCTCTGTAATCTGTGTTGTGCGTGTGCTAAACTTAGCAAAACTGGTCATATAGCAGCCGATGATGGGCTATGCGATGACTGCGAGCACGAAATCTGTCAGGCATGTGTTGATCTTCCGCCACAAGAGACTGAGATCTGCACTTGTGACACACCTTGCTGTGAGGCAGATGTTGGAATCGGAGTCATCACTTGTGGTGCGCAACACTGTCCAACACATGGAATGTAAATGAAATACCTTGTAGAAATTGAATTGATCGACAAAGAAGAAATGCCACCAGATGCTCAGGAAATCGACTTGTTGAGGTTTCTAAAAGAACATCTTTATGCTCTCACTAAGCATCACGACGCCACAAAGTGGGTTATTTTAACCAATCGACTATACAAAGCCTTTTAGTGACATTGTATCGTGCCCTGTGGGCTAACCCACAGGACGCGGTACAATTTGACTAAAGAGGCCGTGATGCGATTTATTCCACTAACACAAGGACAGCAAGCCATCGTAGATGACGAAGACTACGACCTGGTTGTTCAATATAAGTGGCACGCTAAGAAAGGATATAACAAATTCTACGCGGGACGAAGTGTAGGAACATATGGAAAACAGTTGATGCATACGTTAATAACTGGATTTGCTCAAGTAGATCATGTAAATGGTGACGGGCTAGATAACACAAGAGCTAATCTTCGACCGGCAACAACATCACAAAATGCTGCAAATCGACAAAAGAGATCAGGACGATCTTCTAAATATAAGGGTGTTGTTTTTCGGAAAGATCGTAAAAAGTGGATTGCTCGTATACAAGTTGACGGAAGAAGAATAAATATAGGTCTGTTTGAAAATGAAATGGTTGCAGCCAAAGCATATGACGACAAAGCAATACAACACTTTGGTGAATACGCAGTATTAAACTTCACTTAGCGGCGTTGTATCATGCTAGTCTAGTACTAGCTTGGTACTGTACCACTAAAATGGAGAGGTGATACAAAATGACAGAACCTAATAACAAGTGGCTTGAAATCATCGAAAAACTAATGGTTAAGGCCGAAGACAGAGCTACGACAGAAGACGAACGTGCTTCGATCATTGACAAGATCACGTATCTGATGACGAAGCATGGCATTGAGCAGGATATGCTCGCTGCTAAAGAGCAGCGGCCATTGACCGCTTCGCATCGTATCTTTAAGATCGTTGGTACATACCCAAATAGGAAAGACTCACTTCTACAAGCGATTTGCCACGCCTTTGGTTGCTTTGCTGTAACGATCGAAGGTAACAAGGTTAGTGTGTTTGGTACTGATGATGACATTGAGCGCGTGTTTATGCTCTACATGTCTCTCGTCTTGCAACTTGATACGGCTTTGGCAAATGCGCAGGTCTACAAGCCTGCGCGTGAGCATGGTCGAACCTTCAATGGTTCCTTTGTTTCTGCCTTTGTGAGTACGGTAATCATTCGCATCAAGGTTGCTTCACAACGGGCAAAGGAAGATATCAAGAAGGCAAGTGAGGGCAGTGGTATGGAATTGGTGCTAGTCAACAAGGCGCAAATCGTTAAGAACCTTGTTAGCACTGTCTTTCCACGGTTGAGCTATAGACGTACCAGTTTCAGTGCTAGTAGTAGTGCTGGCCGTAGTGCTGGTACTTCTGCCGGTCAGCGTGCTGACCTCGGTGGTACTAGGATTAGCTCGCAGCATAGTACTCGACGTGCGATTGGTAGTTGAGTTGCATGGTTCAGGTCTTGCACCTGAGCCGTGTTGCACAACTAAGATCGAAGGAGTAGAATTGGCAACGATAACTGTTGAGCAAATGAAAGAATTATACATCAAGGGAACACGAAACCTGTACTTCCGCGAGATGGAGATTCGAAAGCGAACCGAAATTCATCGGTTAGCTATCCTGCTTGACATGACCGAATTAGAAGTGGAATGTATTTGGGATGAAGATCTTTCGACCTGAACCAATCCCACAGGACGTAGGTATCGATATCTTTCTCGATGACTGCCATGAAGAATGTTATTGTGACTGTGATCGCTGCGACATTGGTGATTGCCCACAGGATGGAGTTTGCGCACATGATTCCTAAGACTCCGCTCGGTTATGCTATACTGGCTGCGACAGTAGCAGGTGTAGTCGGCGTAGCAGTTCTAGTAATAAGGCAACTGCGTACCGCACCAGAAGAGGTGGACTGGGCTTGCCCACACAGACAGTACAAGCCTTGGTACGACGGATCTCCTTGTCCAGAATGTCCTCCCGGTAAAGGTTTCAACGCTCCTAGCAAGGAGCTAGAAGAATCAGAGGTGGAGAATGGCTAATCTGTTTAAGGTTACCTATGAATCTGGACCGGTTGGCGTTCCGGCCGGCAGTGTTACAACTGATGATTGGGTAGCAACTGAATTACCACAAATGCCTGAAGCGGAGGCAGTAAGCGCTTTCAATCGTTTGCGGGCAGTCGCTCGTGTTGGTGGTGGAGTACGTGCAGTCAAGATTTTTGAATCAAACATACCAGTACCAGTTTGGACTGATGTTACCGCTGCATATATTCCAGTACCATAATTGGAAGAGAGTACATGAACTACAACAAGTCGCCAAGCCGCAAAATGGCCGGAAACGGCACAACGTATGGCGCAACGATGGGCTGTGCCCACTGTCAACGCAGAATGGGTAATTTGCCCGGTGGATACAGTCGTGGTCACAAAGCGGAACCACTCTGTCACCCAAATACTTGTCATCCTGATGGACGGAATAGACCAAACTGTTACGAATTAGTGACACGATATGGTCACATTACACCATGTGTGAACAAAACCTGTTACGAAGCACATCCAGATTTTCTAACTTATGTAAACGGTGACCCAAAACCAGAAAAACCAAAGCGCAGACGCAGAGAAAAGGCACCGGCTTAGTTGTATTGCATGACACTCAACTCGATTGAGTGTCGTGTTGCACAACTAACAAATGGAGAAAAAATGAAGGTACTCGTTATTGAAGCTGAAATGGCCTCAATATTCCATATCGACGTGACACTAGAGTGGCTACAGGCTACTGTGGGTGGTTACATTGAGGTCTTTAGCAGTGGAAACTCACATAGTGACTGGCATGGCTATTGTAATGAAGAAGGAAAGATACAAGCACTTCGTCCTAACACAGTAGCAACCAAATTTGCACATAAACTTGGTTGGCCACGTGGTGATATCCTTGTAGGGAACGTTATTTTCCTTGGCAATGGTCTTGATGGTGACGAAGCTGATGTACCAGAATGGTTGATAGAAGAATTTACCAAGTTCGCTGAGACAGTTGAGGAATACAAAGATGCACTCTCTTAGTACTAAGAATGTAAGATTCCATTTCAATGGTGATTTCTCCGGCAACGTCCTTATCACGGTGTCAAAGGATAAGGTAGAACCGGCTGACGATGGTCACCTCTTTGTTGAGGTACCGTTTCAAGATCTCAAGGAATTTGTCATGGAGCATCTCCGTGACAAGTTTATTGGGCAACTTGAAATGATGTCAGCAGAGGAAGTTAGCACGCGAATCACTCTAACATTGAACGTCTAGCAGATGTTGTGCATGTTACTAGTCAGTGTACTAGTAACGTGTTCTGCACCTGCCAGTTGCAAGTTGCAGAGGACATATCGGACATATTGACTTTCGTCGATTTGATCACGCTCTGACCAGCGCGAATGATGATTGAACGAATACCCTTGACCTCGACCGCGAGCACGTGCTACGGTTCTTCTCGTTGGCACGTGACAGAGGGCTGACAGTCTTCTGGTCCTTGGGATTTGAGAATTCCATACTTGTTAGACCTTTAGCGCGCCTCAAGGGTTTTTGTCCATTTTACCTTTCGAGCGCAGCGCGAGGACACACTGTATCGCTTTGTGTCTAAGCTTGATACAGTGTGTTAGCCTAGTACAATGGTTCCGTCCGGGCCAGCGTACTTAAGTAGGAAGCGTGGCTCCTCAGGGCCAAAGTCCACGCATAAACTTCAACAAATGGAAGATTTGCAGCAACCGTATGTTGTCAGAGGAGATCTCTGATTGTTAACACTGCTGAGTGATGACCATGAAACAAAGGTTGCTGCATCTTGCACCTATAGCTCAACGGGAGAGCGGTGTCCTTACAAGGCATAGGTTCGGGGTTCGAATCCCTGTGGGTGTACGTAATATAATAACATCGCGCGGTGGTGTAAAGGTAACACGCAGGGCTCATAACCCTGAAGATTCGGGTTCAACTCCCGACTGCGCTACTATGTGGGTATGGTCCCGCCACAGAGACTACGGTCTAACCGGACTATTACAGTGTCAGAAATTAGACACTAAAATCGCATAACGCAAAAAATTTTGGTGTGCCCCGGCGATTAGCTGCCAACAATGACCTAGTTGCCGGGTGCCAAAAAGACGTGACGATGGCTACTAAAGGTTCCATTGTGAAGCCACTGCCACCCAACATGAGAATGTGTTTTTAAAGAGGGCGCATTCACAACATGCAGTGGTGATGGAAGAAGAGTAGCAATAACAATAAAGAGAGATGATGCCCATTGAGTAAAGCACATCAAAAGCCAGACTGGGTCAACATGAATCACGAAGCACGAAGACGTCGCAACGAAACAAAAAATAAAAGAGCACAACTCGAACGAATTTATGTAAGAGATCGCGGAATCTGTCAACTGTGCTTTCAGCCAGTTAAAAGAGAAGATTGGTCCCGCGACCACATAAAAGACTTCGCACTGTGCACACTTGATGAAGCTCGTGACGACGCAAACGTGCAGTTAGCACATGGAACTTGTAACAACCTGAAACATCAACTGCCAAAGGCAGTATCAAGAACGGTAAGAGATTCTGGCGGTAATGATCACCTAGCGTACAATTTGGGTGAGACATTTCCAGGACTACTAGATTTAATTCGTGGGTCGGCAGAGTAATCGGTTATCGATGGTTCAATTCCACCATGGTGCTCCGCGACACGGACCAACACCATACGCCGGACGGTACCGGCTAGCCTAGTAATAGGTGAAACTCCCGATCTCAATACATATCCACGATACTACATCATTGTCAGACAGAGGGCTGACGTCAAACACGGGTCGGATTGACAAGGGTTATCCTATCATTTGGAGATAAAACTCCTTGTCTAGTGGTATATATCCGTGTCTTAGCTATGAAAAAGTGGATGCCACACGTGCCGTTATGGGTGTGGTAAGCGTATAGTGGAGGACGAGATACGCATTCAAGTTTCAGGTTCGGGTCGGCCGTAGTTGGTTATCTGGAAGCAATGGGTTGTAGGTTCGAGTCCTACTGCGACGATTTATCGTCGTATAGCTCAATTGGTAGAGCAATTGCCTTGGCGCAAGCCATTTCCAATTACAAATACATATCCGAATCTATTTTCTGCCGGAGGCCAACGGCACCGGGGCTTTGGGTCGGAATGAATCGGTTATCCACCCATTCACAGGACGGCGCATTGCAGCGCTGACAATTCGATTCAGTTAAGCATATCCAAAGCTTTCATAGTCGTGCGTAGTGGTTGCTGCACTATGTTGCCGGGATGCACACAGTACTGCCCAGTCACTACGTACTTAAGTTTCCATGATATAGTCTCCTCAGGCCATTAGTGGAAACGTCGGAATCCCTCCCCCGACGTAAATCTTGGGAGGGACCATAAATGTCTCAGTGACTAGTTACCAACCATGCCGTACACTTGAGTGGTGGGCGGGTGTAGGTTCGCCATGCGAGGTAACCCCTGTGGGGAAGCACAGTTAATGAGAAGCCCACCACATAAACCCTTATAACTCAACGGACAGAGTAATAGCCTACGAAGCTATAAGTGCAGGTTCGAATCCTGCTGAGGGTGCGGTTCCTTCTTTCTAGCTCTAGCGGGCGGAGAAATAGGTAACCAAGTGTGGCCATAGTGTCTGAGCTGTGGTCACACCTAGTGAGTTTGATGTAACGGTAGCATAAAGGCCTCCAAAGTCTTTTGTGTGGGTTCAAATCCTACAACTCATGCCAATATTGTACGGGGTTCAGACATTACTCCAATGTTTTCGAGTTAAGGAGTATGGATGCACCGGAATAGTAAGGTTGCTGCATCAGTAATTGGTGGTGCAGTAATCATTATGCTCGGTTGGTCGTCGCTAGCTAGCGCTGCGCCATCGTCCGTATCGAGCCGGTTACAGTTAGCAGAGGATGCTAAGGCAAACTGTCAACTACTTGCGAGTAATACAACAAGTAGTTCGCAACGGACACGGGCCGTCAACTGTATCAATGATCAGAATGCAATCATTGCACTTCTGACCACACCCACAGGAAGCCCGTCAGCGTCAGCGAGTCAGACAGTTAGTCCTACTCCTTCGCCTACTGTAACAACACCTAGTCCAACACCGACCAATTGTTGGTCGAATCCTGGTGCCTGTGGGTATCCAACGGCCGTGAACACTGGTGTCCCAACTGGAACAGTGCTTACCAGTTCGAGTGGTGTTATCAATATAACAGTAGCTGGTACTGTACTAGAAAACCGGGAACACAATGGTTGTATCTACATCTTCGCGGCGAATGTAGTTATTCGCAACGTGAAGCTGCTAGTGTCAGACTCTTGCTACCACGGTATCAACACGGATAGAGTACCCGCAACTGGCGTAGCTACAATTAGCGACACGGAAATTACGTGTAACTACGCACATGGTAATGCACTTGCTGGACCGAACTTCCGCGCCACTCGTATGTATATTGACAAGTGTGAGAACGGGTTGGAAATGAACAGCAACTCACAAATCACTGAGTCATTCATTCGAGGTTCTGAACAAGGTCGCGGCAATGCTCCACATGGTGATGGTATTCAGTCACAGGGTGGTAACAACGTTGTTATTCGACACAACACAATGTTACAACTGAATCCAATGACGTCAGCCATCATCACAAACCCAACCGCAAATAACATGTGGCTGGTTGAGAACAATTTCTTTGGTGGCGGTGCTTACACCGTGTACTGTCCAGAGCAAGGTATTGGTTTTGTTGTACGTAAAAACCGGTTTGTACCTGCTAAGGCTGGTCACGATTACTCCGCTGCTTATGGACTCACCGATGCTTGTAACCACTCAGGCATTGACTGGTCTGGCAACTACCTAGATAGCAACCTGAGCACGGTCAATGCTTAGATTGGAAGCGTAATAGACAATGACTGACCAGTTATACTGGATTAAATCTGGCAGATGCGATACCGCAAACTGTGTTGAAGCTTCTCTTGGTGACACGAGTGTCGCAATTCGCAATAGTGACAAGCCAGATCAGTACAATGTATTCACCATTGCTGAGTGGCGCACCTTTATTGAAGGTGTAAAAGCTGGAGAGTTTGACGTATAAGCGTTGATGTGGGTCGGATTGAAATCGGTTATCTAACTGATATTTAGAACAGTGCGGTTCAATTCCGTGTCGTCTTGGTAGACATACCCCGATTTCTAACAACATATCCACATCACTTGCCGACATGATGTATTGGTTGCATATCATCCTTCCAAGATGATTGAGTGAGTTCGAAACTCACTGTCGGTTCGCATCTCCAGGGTGCGCACGATGGTTGGTAGGACACGGTCGGTAGGTGCAAGAGTGCGGCTAACACTCTTGGGGGTCGCCTACCGACTACTATGGAAGATTGCCAGAGTGGTTGATCGGGCTTCCCTGCTAAGGAAGTAAGGGTAATACCTTCGTAGGTTCGAATCCTACATCTTCTGCGTAGTAAGGTCTCTCGAAAGAGAGTTGAGCGTGCTTCCCCACAGGGGTCCCAATACTGCCTAGTGAAGTGTATACTAACTAGGTGAGGCTGACTAACTGTTACGAATGGTGTTCGTGCAGTACCTTACTACATTATGCCTATGTGGTGGAACGGGATACACGCTAGGTTTAGGTCCTAGTGCCGAAAGGCTTGCAGGTTCGAATCCTGTCATAGGTACGTAACAAACTACGAAAGGACACAAATGAGAACAACTAAGCGTGTTGGTGCTGTACTCGTGATGTTTGCAATCATGATTGGCATTGCAGCTTCTCCTGCTCATGCAGCCTACTCCTCATGTCCAGCATCACATATCTGTGCCTATACAGACTCGAATGGTAACGGTTCCCAGTGGACACTACCATGGGTTGGACTGAACAACTGTCAAGGTATGCCTGGTGGTTGGAATGACGTGATCTCTTCGGCGATCAACAAGACACCAAGCTACAAGGTACTCTTCTACTCAGAGGCCGGTTGTTGGGGTGGTACCATCACGGTGTGGAATGGTGGCGATACAGATAATAACTTCTGGCCATTCAATGACACCACGTCGTCATGGGAGATGAAACTAGCTTAGTATAAAGTGTGGCTGATCCGGAGGCATCAGGAGCTAGGTTGTGAACCTAGTCATTCGTGGATTCGAATTCCACCAGCCACCCATGATTAAGAAATGGTTAACAAAGTATTATCCACTATATGCTATGTGCTATCACAAATGGTGCTTTAGAGGTATGACTTACCAATTCAGATGTTGGAAACATCAAGATGATCCGTAGGTCAACGTTCTATAGCTCAGTTGGCAGAGCATACCACTGAAACTGGTGGGACCTAGGTTCGATTCCTAGTGGAACGACGTTTTACGCATGGTGTCCCTCGCATATATTACCCCCGTTCTATGTGCAGCGATATGCGTTTTGTACGGGAGTTGGACACTGAAACCGTATGAGGTGTTGGAGAGGCAGCCAAACCGTTGAGGGCCTCCAAGAAAACCAAGGGCTGAGGGTTTTCGCACAATAGAATATTCCATTTGGAGCAAAGGCGATCATCTTCCAACCTATTCCAATGCACAGCTTCGCCTTTGCATGCGAAAAAGGATGAGAATGAACAGAAGCCGATTAGTCGCTACCATGATGTGTGGCCTAATCACCCTAGGAATCTTGGCTACGCCAACTGGTGTTGCTAACGCAGCACTGAGTAGCCCACAGGCACCGCAAGTTGTGCAGTTGGGGACTGCAAACGTAGTTAAGACGACGAACAGTGAAGTGACCAAGACGTCAGCAACAGTAGTAGTTGCAAGCGACTCGTTGGTTTCAGTTACTGCCTATCCTTCACAGTACGGTAGTCTTTCGAATATCAGTCAGGCGTTCTACGGCACTCCCGGATACTGGCCAGGTCTATGCCAGACAAATGGAATTGCCAACTGTGATAGCATTCAGGTAGGTCAGCAAGTAAAGGTGCCTAGCGCAGCCCCACAGGGTAGCGCACCGGTTCGTGCACAACCGCCGGTAGCATCACGTAGTGGTGGCGCAGCGCCAGCCCCACAGTCAAGCAGAGCACAAACGATTGTGAACTTTGCTCTAGCACAGGTTGGCAAGCCTTATGTATGGGCTGCCGGTGGACCTAATGCCTATGACTGTTCAGGACTAGTGCAGGCAGCCCTTCGTCAGGTTGGCGTTTCAGTACCACATCAGGATCAGAGCATTCTATACTCTGGTCAAGGATACGCGGTATCGAAAGCTAACCTACAGCCTGGTGATATCGTTTGGCCATACAATGGACACGTGATGATTTACATTGGTAACAATAGAGTTGTTGAAGCGGCTAGCTCTCGTACAGGCGTGATCCAGAACAACCTATACGCATTCATGGCAGCTCGAAGATACGTATAGATAGTTTTTGGTTGGGTCGAAAGTAGTCAGTTATCTATACACTGCAAAAGCCGCAAGGCTAGTGAATTAGAACCACTTCTGACTACCTTAAATATATCCAACCAACCCTTTGATAGAAGGGAAAATGGATGGCTGACATTAGTTTGAACCTAAACTTGTCAGGACTTCCACCCACAGTAACGGAAGTGCATGTTCATCTTGAGTATGCACAGGAATTGGCTTCGGCCATTACTGCGATGGAGGCAAAAGTGTCGGCTCTCGACGATAAGGTAAGCGCGGTTGTGACTGGTGTGGGTACTCTCCTCACCAACACTGCTGAACTAGTAAAGGACGTTCAGCGTCTACTAGCTCAGGGTGACACTGCGGCTGCTGAAGAGGCACTTCAGGGTGTAGCAGACAACCTAGCAACAGCAAATGCAAACATCGAAGCACTAGACGCAGATGTAGAAGCCGAATCGCCAGAGCCAACAGTTCCTCCAGTAACTCCATAGTTACAAAAACTTACAAGAGTAGTCGGGTCGAAGTACATCGTTTATCCCAGGTAGCACAACGGCTAGTGCAATGTCTGCGTGACAGTTATGAGGGTTGGAGTCCTTCCCTGCGAATCGACACGATGACATAACCATATCCGACAACCTTTGGAGAGTTAAAATGGATCTTGTTTTCTTATTAAGAAAAATAGAACATGTAAACGAAGCATTGAATAGACATGCTGAAGATTGTGATAACTCAAAAGATTGCGTGCGCTGTAAAAATCTAGAAGAAAAGTTCGAAGAAGTATACAATGAGACACCAAACTATATTCTCTTTATGGTTCGAGTCTCAATGTGGATTATACATCCAATACAAATGATCCAGCATAAGGGTGACATAAGAAAAGTTACAGATTAGCTATTTAGGAGGGTTGGCCGAGAGGCTTAAGGCATCTGTCTTGAAAACAGAAGTGGGTAACACCACCGTGGGTTCAAATCCTACACCCTCTGCGTGACGAGAAATTTCCACTATGAAGCACAACAACTCATGAAAGCAATTGACTTATCCCACGATGGACAGCCTTGCGACGAAGATATTGATGGCGATTGGTGTACCAGATGTATGCACTTACAAGGTGAGATGTTACAATTCATCGTTAGCTGCCCACGTTGGATGATCATAGCATCTGTACTTACCATAAGATGCCAAGAACTATGGAAATCAATCAAAAATCTCATCAAACTGACAGTAACATATCCCTTTGAAAGGGGTCGAAATGTCTAAGCCAGATAAGAACCGTGACGCCATCACCGAAGCACTGATGGAAATTCAGGATACCCCACAGACAGTGCAGGCACGTCCAGACCAGGTTGTCAACAACGCTGGTGGATTTGTCTTCCAGGTCTCAGATCGCACACGGCTAGAGCGTTTCCTGATTCTTGGTACTGACAAGGGTACCTACTACGTACAGGAGAAGCCGCTCACCAAGGAGAACATCAACTTCGTCATTGAGATGATCGGACGCGATGAGGAATTAGTCGAGCAGGTAGTAACAGAGATTTCGGAAAGTGGACGCGCCTACCGTAACAACACTGCTATCTTCGTGATGGCTGCGCTGTTCACTTACGGCAAGCGTAAGAACAAGGACGCCTTTGCCAAGGTAGTTCGCATTTCGACACACCTGTTCCAGTTTACTCAGTACATCGAGCTACTTGGTGGTTGGGGTCGATCAAAGCGTGCTGCGGTGGCAAGCTGGTATGAGCGTAAGACACCAGACCAGGTTGCATACCAGGCTGTGAAGTATCGTCAGCGTGATGGTTGGACCCACCGTGACATGTTCCGCTTGTCACACCCTGTGGGTATTGACAAGAGTGTCGGTAGCTTTATCCTTGGCAAGCCTCTACCTAACATGGCATCTGTTGAAGAGCGGTCGGATATTCTTATTGGATTCGATCGTGTTTCCGGTGCGGAAAATGTGCAGACGGTACTAAATGTTCTGAATGATCATCCACTCCTACCATGGGAAGCACTACCTACGCAGTTTCTTAAGAATGCTGAAGTATGGAAGAAGCTGTTCTATAACGGTCAGCTTAAGGGTCAGGCGCTTGTCCGTAACATCACGCGGCTAGCTCGTATTGGTGCGTTCAATGACATGGTATTCACTCGTGAGGTAGCAACAGCACTCACAACTGAAAGCATGATTGCACGTACCAAGCTACACCCGATCCAGTACCTTCTTGCACTGACAGTTCACGAGAACGGTCAGATTTGGCGTTCAAAGAAGCCTGGCGACATACCTCCACCCGGTTATAGTTACACAACTCAGCGAGTCAAGGACTGGAACACCAATCCAGTAATTGTTGCGGCGCTGAACGAAGGTTTCTACAAGGCATTCAAGTATGTAGAACCAGCGAACAAGCGCACAATGCTCGCCCTTGATGTGTCCGGTTCAATGGGTTCACCAGCGATGGGTATTGACCTTAACTGCGCGCAGGTTGGTGCAGCTATGGCCATGACTATCATGCGCACTGAGCCGTACTACCAGGTTTATGGGTTTGGTAGCCAGTTTGTCGATCTAGGTCTAACTGCAAGTATGGATCTGAACGATGTGATGAAGCGCGTCTCTCGGCCATTCATGTCAACAGACTGCTCACTACCAATGTTGTTTGCTGAACGAAACAACATTGCGGTAGACACGTTCGTTGTCATTACAGACAGCGAAACGTACGCAGGTCGTCCACACCCATTCCAGGCACTTCGTACATATCGACAGAAGACAGGCATTGACGCCAAGTTGGTTGTTGTTGGACTTACCGCCACAGATTTCACCATTGCCGACCCGTCGGATCGTGGTATGCTTGACGTGTGTGGTGGCGACGCCAACCTACCGTCACTCATTGCAAACTTTAGTGCAGGACGGATCTAATGACCACTGGGTAGCTGCCTCTTACGCAATGCCCACAGGCAAGCTGGCCAGCGAAAGCTGCGTAATGACGGGCACTATGTAGTAAGGGTTGGGCTGCCTATCCAGTTGTCCTACCTCTCCTTCGGGTTACTACATTTTGTCGCAAGGATGACCTCTTGCAGCCACACATAGAGACCAGCCTCTAGGGTGTGGCACCTAAGCTCCTGTAGCCCAATGGCAGAGGCATCGGATTTAAGTCCCGATTAGTGAGAGTTCGAATCTCTCTAGGAGCACATGTTAACTGTATTCATACAGCTTCTGGAAGAAGACTATAATAAGCTAGTCGATGGTTTGTGTCTAGCGATAAACGAAACCGAACTTATGTCTGTCGAAGAATCAGACGCTGAACTAAAACTGAAACTAAAAGAAGAATCAAACGAATTAGAAAGAATTCTTTCCGAAATTGGAAATCAGGCTAGTTCTCAAATAAGGACAAATACGTGAAGAAGATCGTTGTTAGTGCTATTCTTATCATTGGTCTGGTATTCACTAGTGCTTCGGCCTGTGAAAAGAAGATCGACGACATCATGCGCGTCCTTGGCGCAACTCCTGGCACCTTCACTAACTATGGTGCAGATGGACAGGTTGTGTTCGAGGCACGGTGTGCTAGTCTAGCCTTCACTCGTGACACTGAGTACGACCGACACAACGCAGCCGGTGAGAAAATCGAAGACTCGTCAGTTGTTAAGGTAAACTGCGGCAACAACTTGTTTTCAACTGTGGGTTTCACCTCGGTCTACATGACAGATGAAGCCAAGGATAATCTCATGGCTAACTCACAGCAGTTTGCTGATCTACGTGTCAAGAATAACAACCGAAGCATTCCACTAGTCAACTTCCTGTGGCGTGATGTGAAGAACATTTTCGTTGGCACGGCTCGTGTTGCTCAGGTCTGCGACCAGAACAACAATCCGATCCTTGCCTTTGCTGCTAGTGGTGTGACTGGCTACGCGACAGATGTCGACAAGAGTACAATGTTTAAGCTTGACGACAAGAGTGGCAAGACGGGCTACGTGTGGATCTCTCGTGGATCATACACTGTCCTTGACACAGCGTTGCTTGGCTGAGGCAATGGACATACATCACATCACCAAAAAAGAAGTGCATTACATCGAGTTCGCATTGAACGCCTCCGAAGATCTAGTTTTACTAGAAGACTTAGAAGCGTTCATTCAAAGACTAAGAGATAATGCATTTGTTGGTAAAGACAAAATATCCATTGTTGGTGCAAAAGTAAATGAGCGTGCGCACTTATTCGCCAAACGCTCAGTTTTGTATGATAATTTGGAACACAGAAGAGATGTGCCTAGTCCGTAGTGCACAACGGGCTAGGAAACACCCTGGTAACAGCACATACATGCCGCTCGTACGAAGTGTAGACCTGATATGGGAACTGGGTATGTAGACCCATAGTACTTAACAAGGCAGTGAAACTTAGTACAGCACCAGGGCAAGCAGTCATAGACTAATAGGCAGGTCCCCGCTCTTTCAAAGCGGATGGTACGGGTTCAAATCCCGTTGACTGTACGTGAAAAGAATCAAAGAATGGTGGCACAAACACCAAGATGTAGACAAAGAAATCTATATAGCATTAAGTATCACACTGGTTTGTGCTGCTATTATAGTGATACTATTCCAGTTTGGTGCTATCTTCAATGGGCGCTAGCTCAATAGGTTCGAGCACTATCCTGATGAGATAGTAGATCTGAGTTCGACTCTCAGGTGCCCAACGTGGTTGAGGTATACTATGGTACCCACGGACCATAGTATCCGGATTCGCGCCGAGATGCTGGCTCTCTCGGACCACAAGAAACCAGCACCATAGACGTGAGTACTCTGACTACTACCTCCGCAGGTAATGTCTTAGTTAGGGTTTGTCAACGAGATACTGGCTCTCTCGTCTCGCGGAAACCAGTTATACGGGTTGTAGCTCATTGGTAGAGTGCTGGTTTTGGGTACCAGAAGTAGAGAGTTCGATTCTCTCCTGCCCGACGTGAATAGACTACAAGCATTTCACTTAAAGGCTAAACTACACACATCAAAAGAAAACTGGCGAAATGTTCGTGCTTGGCTCAAATATCGTGCAGAACAGGCAGAAAAAGCCTGGATGAATGAGCCATATATGCCTTGGGAAAACTAACTGAATATGGGTGTGATGCAACGGTAGCGGCGCTGACTGTAAATCAGTAGCCTGGTGGTTCGACTCCATCCATGCCCACGCTGTGATCACAGAAGTCAGATACTACTCATACCTTTATTTGAGCATTAGGTCTGGCGAAAGTAAGATCCGAGAAATCGGATAGCTATGAAGCAGAGTGAGAAGAGAATTCACAAGTACTTGGCCCATGCCTTTGGCGCCAACGGCATGAACCAACGAACGGCTGGATCTTCTCACTCTCTAGGGCCTATAGCTCCAATGGTAGAGCAACACCTTTGCAAGGTGAAGGTTCTCGGTTCGAATCCGAGTGGGTCCACGTGTACAATAGTTGGTGGAGTTGGTTATTATTCGCCAACGGTGCGTTTGGATTCTGGTTTTACATTAGACATCCAAGAGTTGGTGCCTACTACAATATTGCTGGCCACATTCTGTGGTTCATCTATGGATTCGTTACACATCAGTATGGATTCGTAGCGTCCGCTCTAACATACATAACTATATTTTCATATTCCCTTTGGAAAGGTTACAACAAACATAAGAAAGATGAAGCCTTAGTACATCATGTCATAACGATTAATGCGCCACCAATAAACAAAGGGTAACAGAATGCCACATCCAGTAAATCCACCCATGAGACCACAACCTAGGCCATTACCTCCACAGCCAAGACCAGCTCCACACCCAGTACCACCAAATAGGCCACGTTAATGGCACATCGACCCAACCCATCAAATCCTAGACCAGAACCACGTCCAATGCCTGTTCCTGGTAAACCAATTAAGCCAACTCGCCAGGATCCACCACATCCAGTTAAGCCAACTAGACCACGTTAATATCAACATGCTTGTTAGTAACCCCGCTTGGCGTGAAGCGTATGAATGGGAAACTCCAGGACAATTGGAGCCACAGTTGACAGAAGTAATAGAGCCAACGACACATGTACTAGATCCTGATGCTAGTAACTTACAATCCATGTGTGGACATGCTGTCTATGGTGATAGAGCTATAACTATGGATCAGGCTCGTGATCCTGAGAATGATCTGTTCTTCAACTGTGAGGACTGCTACAACTTAATAAAGCCAAGCGAGGTCTAACAAGCATGAACGAAAACGAAAGATTTGAACGTCTTATGGAAATTCTATTAGACGATGATGAATGGCATAAATATTGGTTATCAAATTCATACGTTGGAACTTGGGAATATGGACGTAAGAAAATAGTTGAATATCTAAAACTTGTTTGGCCTACAATTGAATAGTATCAATCCCATGTCGCCCAATCGGTAGGGCAATCCCTCATAGTTTAATGGCAAAACCTGCGACTGTTAATCGCATGATCTTGGTCCGATTCCAGGTGAGGGAGCTCAGTACAACAAAGGAACACCATGCCTATTGTATTATGTGCTCGTGAGCAGTGCAATAATGAATATTTCGTATATCCGTGCGACATTAAACGTGGATTTAGAAGGCATTGCTCGCAAGTATGTTCAAAGTAAAGATTACTGGACTAGTGATAAATCTCTTAAACGTAGAGGAAGAAAGGTTCCAGAACCAACACAAGAACCGATAAGAAGATACATAGCAGATGGTTATGTATCACTTAGTGGTATGTGGAATCATCCATTAGCTAGTCCACAAAATGGAGTTGTTAGAGAACATAGATTGGTTTTATGGAATTCACTTGGTTGTGAATCCATTGATTGTGAACATGAATGCAATTGGTGTGGTGTAACTCTTACATGGGGTGGCATACATGGTATATTATCAGATCATCTTAACTTTGATAAGTTAAATAATGATATAAGCAATCTAGTTGTATCCTGCTTTAGATGTAATATCACTACTAGGAGCGTCAATGGCCAACGAAGATATCATAAACCAATACAACCAACTTGTATGGCAAATGGAACAGCTTCGGAATGAAGTACAAGAAGCTGGTGAATCTTACATCAACAAAATGAAGTCAGTCAGAAAGCGCATGCAACGTGCGCATGGACAACTTGAGCAAGTATCCAAAGAGATGACTAGAAGGCAAATTGTTGTTGGTCATCAGCCTACCATGGCGCAACCTGGTCAAGCGAATGCCGGATTTCTTCCACAAGATTAGTACATATTTCGGTCCATTTCCATATAGGAGAAGAAGTGCCTAGACCTATACAGCCTCCTCCACCACCTCCGCCACCACCACCAAGACCAAAACCAAATGCCTAACAGACCGTCGACTCCGCCACCTCCACCGCCCAAGCCGAAGCCAAGGTCAGCACCAGGACCGAAATTCATTTAAGGAGAACAAAATGGCTAATACGCCTACACCACCACGGCCAATCATTCCAGTACCACCAGCTAATCCTCCAAAGCCAAAATAGATGATCTATGAGAGAATTCATAGATCATCCAATCATGCGGATGTTGCTATGGATTTTGGTCATAGTGATGTGGATTGATGTCCTCATCTCTATGCTTTTCTCAGTCAATCCAGGTGCAAGGTTAGTAACATTCTGCATTTGGTTAACCATGGTTATGATGATTACATCATCAACTTACGCTAAGCTTTTTGGGAGGTCGACATGATGCATAGGTAACGACCTGGAGAGACCAGGGCGTGGAAAGGCATCATGTCCAACACGGACAAAACAAAACCATACTGGGTTAAGCTCATGCAAAACCCACAGTGGAGAGAAGAGAACCACAACCACGAGCGCGGCATCTGCGACATGCAAGCTAACGTTGTAGAATGCTACACTTGGTCTGGACGTGGCTGTTGTTATTGGGCAAATGATCTTGGTAACCAGCACATCTGGGCTCGTGGTAGGCACGAACAGGTATACCGTAAAGAAGCTAATGGTCATGCACGAACGACACTCCGTAGCCAACTAAGAACTATGATGAAGATGTCTCGTAAAGACCTTGAAGATGGTGATTTCCAAACCTTTCCCCACAGGCATCAGGCACTCTGGGACAGCGAATGATTAGCTTTGAAGAACTAATGGTCCGGGCGCGTCTACGTGAGGAGCACGAGGCGCGCCTGAATCGTAATGGTGCATGCAAAGAGGACATCAGTGGCGAGCACAAATCCACTGACGTTCATGGTAAGTGCTGCCTCTGTGGGCGTAAGGTATATGGCAGTGCACCACGAGGGAGAAGTCTTCCAGTAAAAGCAGATCTTGACCTCGCATACGAGTACACCTATGATCCCAACTTCGGTAGTAGTTATCTAGATAATTGGCCATCATAACTAAATACAGATCGGTGCCAGAGCGGTCAATTGGAACGAACTTTTAATTCGTCAAAATCGTGGGTTCAAATCCCACCCGATCTACCAATCAGGTATGGGGTAATGGTAGCCCACTGCACCTTGGATGCGGGAGTCTTAGTTCGAATCTAGGTACCTGAGCGTGAAATTTGTATCATTATTCATAATCATAATAACAGCAATTGTTTTGATTGGACTCGTTATATGAGGAAAGCTGACCTAGAGCGTGCACTCAAAAGGACTACAGGTGCAGCTCTAAAAGAGGTATTTGTCCAGGTTGGTGACACGTACTGGAAGATCGATTCCGTGCGGTATGACCCAGAAACTGATCGAGTTGTGATAACAGTTGAGTAGCGTTGACTATAATTTCAAAAAGGAATTAATCCTGACCGCAGTGGCGCAGCTCGCGCACGATTTCGTCGACCAGCGTGCACCAGGGGCCGGCAGACCGCTACCTCTGGACCTCGAATCCTGCGTTGAGCAGGGCATCGTGAGCGCGGAGGAGATCGGCCAGTACTTTAAAGAGGAAATTCTCAAGTTGTTATAACTAAATATGCTGGTGAATGCTACTTTGGTCTTGCAGCTAAGCTTATAACTTAGTGATAGTGGGTTCGATTCCCTCCACCAGTACATGTCAAGAGAAACCGTAGTAGTCAACGAGGTTGCACCTGCAACCATCATCACAACATACACGACTACGATAAAATGTGATGTCTGTGGTAAGATTGTTGATCCTGATGAACCACCAGACGGCAATGAAGATCTATATGCGCAAGAACTAATCATTCTATTGAATGTCGACTTATGTGTCAACTCTAGAGTTCGTAAGGATTTATGTCGTTTGTGTCTTGAGCCTATCTGGACTAAGATCTGCGAGGCAATAGGTGAAGATCCTGAGGATGAACTAAGAGTTGGACAGGATGATGAGTAATCGACGTAAAATTAAGAGGACGGCTGATCCTCGTAATTTAGGCGGCAAAATCATAGGTCCAGGTGGACCACATGACCAAGCTGGTGTAGTCCTAGATACTAGAAATGCGATCTTGCTAAAAGAGTGTGTTGTATCTACTTTAGATTTTGAAGGAAGCGACAGCTCAGTAATTGCTATGGCATTGAGTGGTAGAATCAATAGAACACAAGATCACGCAGAGGTAATGTTCTTGTTTGGTACTGATGGTGCCGCTGCTATTATCACAGAGCTAATGGCTTTGCTTGGTAGAGCTACAGGTGTTGATCCAACTGCATTACTGGAAGACATCTTCGAGCGAGTAAGTAAGTTGCGTGAGGATGGCAACCTAACATAACTAAATATGCCCTGTTAGTTAAATGGTCATAACACCTTACTTGTAATAAGGAATTGTGAGTTCGATTCTTACACGGGGCTCATGAACAACATAGTACAGATTAAGTACAACACGAAGTCACAGATCAGGGCAGGCTTCTTACTTGCATCAATCTTGTCCTGTGGGTTTGCCATTCCGATCTGGATTGGCTACGAATTTGTTTCTGCAATAAGGAACAAGTAATGTTGTTTACATTAACATATATTTACATAGCTACCGTGTTGGCTAGTAATGGTGTGGGCTTGCTTATTCTAGCCCACAGGTACAACTATACATTCCAAAGTCCAAATCTCAACAACTGAATATGCGCATGTGGGCTAATGGCAAAGCCGCTAGGATCTAGGATATAAATATGATTGCTGTATATGGACCTTATGAATCGGGTTCCAAGCCTGGAAGATTTTTCGTAATTCATTACGAGAATGGGGTCGGTCGTACACAATCGTATCCACGTTATCTTATGGAACAACATTTGGGTCGCAAGCTTGAGTCTTGGGAACATGTTGACCATAGAAATGAAGATTTCCGTGACAACAGAATTGATAACTTACAAATTTTAACTCAAGACGAAAATCTTAGTAAATCAAAGCGTCCTACTTCATGGAAGAACTTCATATGCCCAATTTGTGGTTCGAATTTCTATCGTGAATACAAAAGATATAAAACTAACCAACTTTTATATAAAGGTCGCGGCCCATTCTGTTCTAAAAGATGTGCCGGCAAAGCAGGAAGAAAGTCCTAGTGATTGTAGGTTCGAATCCTACCATGCGTACGTGATACCACATAACTAATAGTGATGAGCATACAATGGATAACGCAAAATATAAACTCCACACCGATGTAATGTTGGAACGACCAAACGTAAAAGGGATTTCCATTACGGTTCTACAGCATGATTATCGTTGGCGAGTTACAGAAATAAGAGTACAAAACGAAGGTGGTTGGACTACTGATACGTACGCCACCACCTTACTTACACCTTGCCATTGGTCTAACAAGGTTTGGATTATCAATGACAAGCTAAGACGATCAAGTATTCCAATGGGTACAATGTTTATGGATAATGGCGCTGCTGTTCGACAGAATCGTCGACTACTTCTTCTATTGCCTAAACTAGTAGAGATTGAAATTTATGAATTCTTTGCGGACTCAATTCTTTATGGAAGAGTAGTTGAGATTCGCAGATGCAACCAACGGCGGCCAAATCGACACTGGCTAGGTTCATATGACATAGTTAGGTTTTTAGGTATAACACCTGCTACATTCACTGGTTGGCTCAATGACCAAAAACCAAATTCCTGGCATAAAATAGTGATTGCCATAGCGCAAGTTGGTGGCATACCAAGTGATATAGTTCTACTAGTACGTGTACTAATTCATGCACGATCCGTTAAGCCCACATAACTCAGCGGATAGAGTGACTGCCTTCTAAGCAGTAAGTCGTAGGTTCGATCCCTACTGTGGGTACTGCACGTAAATCTCAAGGACAAAACGGACATCAACAAAAGGACACTAATGGTCGAACTCAATATCCATCCATGGTGTAACTGCCATCGGCGTGGTGCACATAGAAGTCAGGATGGGTACACACTCGACCGACCGTCTGGTCTGTGGGTGTGTTCTCGTTGCCGTAAGCCAAGTAAGATGAACTACGAGCGCTCTGTTTTGGGTATCAATCACATCCCACAGCCAAAGCATGAGCTAGATATTTTTGCTTATGAGGCTCAATATGAGATGCGCAAGGTAGCAGTCAGAGAAGTAGCCGAAGCACTCGACTGGGAAGAAGATTCGGAAGACGAGTATGAATATAACTGAAGATCACATCCGACAGTCCAACCTTATCGAAGGTGTTACAGACGAAGCTGAAATTGGGCAGAGTTGGATAGCTTGGAATCTCATCAAGGATCATCCAGGTCCACTCAATGAGTTTATGGTACTCGAATTGCACAGCGCTATCATGATGAACTTCTTGTTATTGAAGCCTGGTGGACGTGGTTCCTATCGACTAACCAACGTCACCGTTGGTGGCCGTGACTGCCCACACTGGCGTGATGTGCCAACACTTATGGATGAATGGCTTACAGATCTGACCAATACACCAAGGATGGAGCACATCCGATTTGAGCACATCCATCCATTCATTGATGGCAACGGTCGAACTGGTCGAATGCTAATGTGGTGACAAGAGATCAAGGTTGGCTTCGAACCAACACTTATTAGATACGAAGACCGTTATGAGTACTATGATTGGTTCGACAAGAGCTAGAAATAGACACATTCAAATACATAAATGTGCTTGACAGCGCGACAGTTCTCTGACACACTGCCAAGTACCTAGTCCCGTAACTCAGTGGAACGAGTAGCGCACTCTTAATGCGACGGTCGTCGGTTCGATCCCGACCGGGACTACCACAAATTCATAATCAAGGAGAAAGCCATGAAGATCGGTAAACTAGGAGCCTAACATGAATATACATGCGGCTCTATTGGAGGCGGTACTAAAGTTAAACTCTGACGAAATAGAATATAAAAAGCAAAGAGAAGTGGTAGCAAATTTACTGCTTAAAGCAATGAAAACGAACCAAGTAACCAATCTTGCACGTATGACTGGAATCAACCGAACTACTATATACTGGTTAATACATACATGGAGCACACAAGATGAAAACGGAAGTCCACGACGTAACACTCACAAAGGCTAAGGATTGGGCAGAAAAGAATTTGCCCTACCAGCGTGGCGAATTTGGTACTAACCGTCCGATGAGTGCACGCAAGGTCAACCAGTATGCATTTGACATGCTGAAAGGCAAGTGGCGACTCACCCATCAAGGTATTGGTTTTGCCAAGTCTGGCTTTATGAAGGATGGCCAGCACCGTATCATGGCAGTCATTCAAGCTGGTGAACAAGGTGCCACTATGGGTGATGAGACTTTGCCAGCAAACCCAAAGATCAAGATCCAAATGCAGGTTACGTTTGGACTTGAAGACGATGTATTCGACGTTTTGGACACTGGTTTGCCTCGGTCTGCGGCACAGATTCTTGCCATTGCAGGTTACTCAAATCAGAATTCACTCGCAGCGGCTGCTCGTCTGGTTTTTCAGTTTGACAACCTGGAATACAAGTACTGGCGTGGTACTAAGGTTTCTAACCACGAAATCCTACAGACTGTTCAGAAAACTGGTTTGATTGAATACGTTCCATACGCCACTCCGTTGATTCCTGTTGGATTTATTCCATCAGCAGTTACGGCTGGCTACTTTGTCTGTGAACGTGCCTATCCAACAGGACCACACAACGAATTCTTGGAAGCGCTATATAGCGGCCTGAATTACACTGGCAACGATGATCCACGTCGTGTGCTCCGTGAATACATGGTTCGATCAAAGGGTCAACCCAAGATGCGTCGTGATGCTGCTATGCACTTGGCACTTTACATCATTGCTTGGAATGATTACGCCAATAAGAAGCGTCGGAATGCAATTTCCTGGCGCTCAACGATGGCCTTCCCACAGCCAATCGAGCAGTGATGGCAGACAAACCACTCGCGAAGCGCGGCGGTAGAATTGCATTTCAAAATGCAATGGAAATTTACGATAAACTAGCTGAGCATGCAAAGATGACACCAGCAATTGAGCTGCAAGAGTATGGATATCCAGCTCGTGAGGGCGAAGAGATTCTTGTCTTCGAAGGTTACGTTACCAAGATTGCTGCGACAGAGCTTAACTTGTTGCCTTCATCTATTACACATGCAACAGCAACACTCAAGGCCATGAACGCAGTTACCTTGCTGATTATGGGCAACAAGATTCGTAAAAGCATTTACCTACTGCATTACCGACCTACCATGGAACAGTACGAAGATTTCATGGGAAACAGTTATGCTATAGAACGTAAGACCATACCAAATAGGTATGATTCGCTTATCAATGATCTTGTAGTCATTCGGCAGCGTCTCGATGTAGTAGAACGAGAACTTGCAGAGCTGAGAGGAAATCAGCATGGCTGATACAAAATTCGAAGAAGCTAGCCGTTGTCCTAAATGTAATCAACCTGGACAAGTATCAGCACAGGGCAAGGTATTGCGACACGGTGCAGGTGAACTAAAGACTGTGTACTGTCGCAACTCACGCTGTGAGTGGCTTGATACATCTTGGATTGTGCAGATTAATGCTGATGGCACGATTCCAGAGCCAACACTGGATAGAGACAAGAGCTTCCCAACTCTGCCTGATAGAACAAACGCAGTACAGGCGCAGATGCAACGGCTCTATGATCAAACACTTACTCCAGGAAGCGAAACTCATTGAGATTAATTCTACTAACTTATGACGCCGTTGCGCGTTTTCGATCTAAGGCGGTGATCTAAAAATATGTCGTCACAAATGAAATTGTTTCCATTTCAACAGGAAGCAGTTGAGAAACTAAAAGGTATAAAAGCCGTTCTCATTGGTGACGACATGTTACCTCGGGTCTTGGCAAAACTCACGAAGCTATTGCTCTAGATCTAGTACGTCGAGCACAATTTTCAGACTACAAAATGAAGACGTTGATCATCTGCCCACTGGCTATGGTGTCTACCTGGACACGTGCATGGTTTGCTTGGGCACCTGATCTCAATATTCTCCCAATTAACAACAAGGATCGTTCGCACTTTATCGATGAACTAGAGCAAGAGAATTATGATGTCTTCATCATGCACTGGCCAGCCCTTCGACTAATTCCAGAACTGGAAGAAGTCAAGTGGTTTCACGTTATTGCTGATGAAGCACATGCGCTACAAAATCGAAATTCAAAGCAAAGCAAGACACTAAAAAGAATTCCAGCAGGTTACAAGACTGCACTCACAGGCACACCCGCTTTTGACAAACCAGACGACCTGTGGAGTATTCTCAACTGGCTGTACCCACGTTACTGGTCCAGCTACTGGAATTATTACAACGATCACATTTTGTTTGAAAACTTCAATGGGTACAAGACAGTTATTGGTGTCAACAACCCAGAGAAGCTACAGTCTGAAATGTCTGGGTTCTACATCAGACGTAAAAAAGAAGATGTACTAGTTGATCTACCAGAGAAGTACTACACTGAAATTCGAGTAGACTTGCACCCAAAGCAAGCTCGTGCGTACAAGTCTATGAAGGATGATATGCTCGCCTGGATTGGTGAGCGTGAAGCCGAACCAGTAGTGGCCCCAGTGGTCATTGCCCAACTCACTCGACTACAACAATTTGCCTGCGCCTTCGCTGAGTTCGACGAAGAAAAGGGCAAGATGATGCTTTCCGAACCGTCTAGTAAGATTGATGCGGTGATGGAAATTATCGAGTCCACTGGACAACAAGTTGTGGTTTTCAGTCAGTTTGCTCAGGTCATTAAACTGTTAGCAGCAAGGCTAGATAAGAAGGGCATCACCGTTGGCAAATTCATTGGTGAAACGCCTGCCGACGAACGTGCACGCATCGTATCAGGATTTCAAGAGGGTAAGGTTCAAGTATTTGCTGGAACTATCGCCGCAGGTGGAGTTGGGATTACTCTTACGGCGGCAAGTACCGTTATATTTATTGATCGGTCCTGGTCCGCAGCCCTCAATCTTCAGGCAGAGGATAGACTCCATCGAATTGGACAAAAGCAGGCTGTTCAGGTCATTGATATAATCGCCAATGACACCATTGACCGTAAACGTATAAAGATCATCCAGACTAAATGGGCCTGGATCAAACGTCTCATCGGAGACACTAAGGCAGATCCAACCGCAGAGGACTTCGATGACGACCAAGATGAAGGTGAATAAGGAATACCAGGTACGGCGTAATAGAAAGGATCGTCAGTGGGAAGTAATTCATGTGCACAAGTATCCAAACTACAGTTACTCACACGTTGTGTATAGTGGTGACGATTGGAAATTGTGTATGTGGATTGCCACAGGCGATCTTTTCTATTTGCCTAGCCCATATGGCTTTGAGTTGGTTAGAATGTGCGGCAGTCGCATGGCACTTTATCTAGAAATTCGACTGCGATGATTAAAGCGATCGTCGCTGAAATCAAATTCTTTTGGCACGCCATGTTCGATGGAACCTGGCTATGTGATTGTGAACGTTCAAAATGGATGAAGGAACGCAGGTATGAGTAGAAACTTAAAGAGCGATTTAGTAGACGCACAGACTGAACGTGACGAGGCGCGAGCACTAGCTCGAATCATGTATGGAATTCTACTTGGGATGCCAACAAACCCAGGCGAGTATGATGACGCACTAGACGTGGAAACATTACCAGATTGGCTTACTGAACTCACTCGACCAAGACGTATTCGTGTCGGTGAGAAGACACATCATGCGTGAACTAATTTTCTTACTCATCGGCTTGTGCAGTGGCATGGTAGCTGGTATTGTAGCAGTGTTAGCCATTATGGGTCCGAAGCTCCGTGATCAATTTCTAGGTCGTAACCAAGAGAACAAGCCAATTATCATCGACTGGATTGATGGTAAGAAAAGTGATTTTCATATCACTATTGGTGGTGTGGTAGTCTTCGTTGGTGAAATTCTCAACATGTCCATGATGCAAGGAACTATTTCTCGCACGCGCGTAAACATAGAATTACAAGACAAGGTGGAGGCTCTGCGTGTCACTCGAAGTTGATCCTAAGATCCAATGGTATATGGATCGCAAACTTGTGCACCAACTCCACACTTCTGAGCGACGGGCTTTCAGAGCTTGTCGTCGTCGGTGGAATTGGATCTACCGTGACATGTACTATCCACTGACTACACCCGAACCATTAGAGTTTGGGACGGCCTTCCACAAGGCGATGGAAACATTCTACGAGCCACGCACCTGGCTAAGTCCACGCGAGATTCGCCGTAACTTAGCATTGGTAGCCTTTGCGCAGGAATGCAAAACCCACCTCAAGAACTATAAGAAGCTCAATCCAGATCCTGATGTCACCATTTTGGAATCGTACAAGACACGACTAGACCTCGGTCTAGGTATGCTTAAATACTACTGCGATACTGTGTCTCCTCTGTATGACAACAACTGGACACCACTTCGGGTTGAAGTTTCTTTCGAAGTACCAATCAAAAACCCAGACACAAACCAGCAAATGTTCTGCAAGTGTAACCAATGCTGGAATAAATTTGCTAAGCATCCAGAAGGTTGGATGCAGACAATAATCCCTATCTTACCAGTAGAGGACAAACCTGGCTACGTTCGTCCGGTACTTACTGAGTCTGAATATAGAGAAAACCATTGGAAAGGTCTTCCTGTCACCTACGGTGGTCGACTCGATGGACTATTCCAGGATAGCTCAGGACGTTACTGGATCGTCGATTGGAAGACTACCGCGCGTTTGCTCGACGAAGACGCTGAGGCGTCGTTCTTGCAGCTCGACGACCAGATTGTGAGCTACCTGTGGGCCCTTGAGCAGTACGGGATTCACTGCGCTGGCTTCGTCTACGTCGAGATTAAAAAGGCTTTCCCACGCCCACCCGAAAAGTTGAGCAGACTCTACAAGGGCAGGTCTTTCTCGACTAATAAGGATTTCCTCACCACACATGAAATGTTCCTAGAAACGGTACAGCGTGAGGACAATCCAGCATGGCAAATGGGACTTTACGATGATCACCTCCTCCGGCTCAAATCTGAGGGTCCACGATTTACGCAGAGGCACCAGATACATAAGAATCAGCATGAAATCAAAGAGGCTGGTCGTGTTATTGCACTAGAAGCAATGGACATGACTGGCGCAGACCTGCGAGTGTACCCACAGCCGGGTCGTTTTAGTTGTAATTGGTGTCTATTTAAGCAACCGTGTCTTGGGATGAACATGGGCGAGGACTACCTTTATACTCTTGATACTCTCTTTGAAAGAAAGACTCTTCATTACTGGGAACAGAAGGAAGCGAGTACAGACTAATGACTGACACACCAAAAAGTATGAACGATTTAGCTAATTACATTCATAGTATCTCTGTTGCTAAAGGATTCTATGAACCAGATCTAGTTCGTGATTTTGATGGTATGCTCGCCAACATTCATGGTGAAGTATCTGAGGCACTATTTGAATGGCGTAATGGCAAAGGTTTTAATGAAACATATTACGCTGAGGATAGTCATAAGCCAGAAGGTATACCTATTGAATTGGCAGACATTATTATTCGAGTTCTAGATATTTGTGCTTACTATAAAATTGACATTGAGCAAGCGATTTGGAACAAAGTATCTTATAATTCGACTAGACCACACCGTCACGGTAACAAGCGATCATGATGCCAATGAAGTATCGAGTTGGCAAAAGAGTTGACAAATTCCTTATTTGGGTTTCATACAGGACACCTAAGCGCTTTGTGATGTGGTGTGCCATTCGTGTTATCAACAATGCGTGTACTGGTGAGCATAGTAACCAAGAAGTACCTGCTCTAACCGCAATGGAAGCTTTGCAACGCTGGGATACGCAGTGACTTTCCACATTGGTATCACCGCCACCCGGCTTGGTGTTACTGGCCCACAGGCAAAGGCAATTCTCGACGTCTTGCGGTACAATGCGATGACTAAGGATCTTGTAGGTTTGTGTATGCATCAGGGTTGTTGTGTTGGTGGCGATGAACAGATCACCATTATGGCTGCGACGCTTGGAACCATACCTATCGTGGCGTACCCGCCGACTATCAAGACATACGAATCTAAGCTTGCAGTTGCGCTATCTTCTACTATCATGGCGGATCAAGATTACCTAGTACGTAACCAAAGTATTGTCGATGCCAGCGATCTACTTATCGTTGCACCCAAAGGTGATCGTCAACGTTTACGCTCTGGCACTTGGTCTACCTACCGATATGCAATAAAGAGTAATGTAGAGACGTTGGTAATACTTCCTGATGGTAGCTACTTCAAGGAGAAGTAATGCTTACTCTCACAGTGCGTCGGGTCGAAGTACAGAGCGGCATGTATGTCTCAATTGTTGATGGTAACAAGTACGTAGAGGGTTTCTTCACAGATGAAATAGCTGTGGATGACTGGCGTGCTGCTAAGCAAGCATTTATGGACACTCTGTGCAAGAAGTGGTATCAGGCGTATGGTGAACACATCAAGGCAGTCAAAGAATCTGATGCACACGAGTGGGCAATCTTTTACGACGACACTATCTCAAACTATAACTATGAAACTGAAGGTCTAGGCGGAACGTGATAACGAAAATCGAATACACTAAAAATAACAACACTCAAGCTGAGTGGGTAGGTGACTTACCATTACTTCACGAAAATCTCATCCTTTCTCTGCCCGGCCGAAGCGCCGTACGAATACACTACATCGCACTTTTACTTGCAGAAGGCGGAACGTACCGACAAATAGTAAAGACACAATAATGGATAAGCCATGGCATGAGCCACTTGTGCTGGTTTTTCTTGGTGGACCATATGATGGTAAGAAGAAGACACACACCGGACTCATGGCATGGCCACTACCAAAGTTCATCATGCCGCTTGGCGATGATGGTGGAACATACTACAAAGCCAGAGAATCTACAATGTCAGAACAAACTCAAGACAGCCGCGTAGTGCGTGGCGCCGAATATGATTGGAAACAAAATGGTTAATTACATTATCACTATCGTCCTTGCTACTGCTGCTGTGGGTAGCTCTATCGTCGCCGCCATCTATCGCTGGAAGCCAGTTGCTAATGGCACTGACAAGCGCTGAACGTCGAGAAGCACTAGCTGCTACACCGTGGATTGATCGACTAAAAGAAGCTACGACATGTGATGCCTTAAAGTATAATCACATGCCACTCAAAGCTATTTATTCGATGGGCGGTAAGCCACCCACAGGCACCGAGAAGTACAAGTGCAAGTCGAAAGCATATTGGCGCTTTCGTGCACTTAGACGATACAGCGCTCATTACCCATATCCACCAGCTAAAGATGGTAACTTCTGCTACAACCATCTGATTCATAACTGCATACATTACAACCCGAAGGAGCAACAGCGCTTTTACCGCTGGTACGAGAAATGGAAGGAGCAGCGTGCGAGTTAATGCCGACACGCTAATCGTCATTGCCAAAAAGATGACCGAGTTAGAGAAGCTGGACTTGGAAGTTACCACGTTCAACGTTCATGGTCTTCAATGCTCAGTTGAGTCGACAGATTCTCAGCAGGAAGGTAGGGTTTACTACCTTACCAAGGTGATTCAGACTTACTAAGGAGCAGCGTGATGGTATGCCCACCGTGTCAGAAGGGTCCACACAACAGTAAGCCCAAGGACTGCAAGGGCGGAACTTGGTGTGACTGTCAACACAGGTCAGACGCTACACAAATGAACGAAGAATCTACAACATCTAGTAAGCTTGTCGATCAAGGAGATGGAACTAATGTCTAACGAACCAACTACCACTAACTCAGCATTCTCGTCGCCAGATACCTTCGTCAAGGTGGACGGTGAAGAAAGTATCCCGGTTACTAGTACGTATCCAGCAACTGCGGATCCTAGTGTCGTTAAGTCGATCGATGACTTTGTTAAGGACCCAAGCACTGGTGTTGAGTACACTGCTAATATTCTCGGCGGTTACGGACCTCGCACTACTGAGGTTAAGAACACCTCAGATCTACCAAAGGCTGACGTATCAGCATCCAAAGACGATGACCTCGATGACGAGTTCGAAGACGATGATGAAGACGAGAACGAAGACGACGACGAAGACGACGACGATGATGACGAAGACGATGAGGTCTATGAGCAGTCTCGCATCGAAACTTTCTGATTCATAGGGCCTTGTGCTGGCTAGCCTGCGATGTTAGACTTAGTGTCCACCAAGAAAATTAATACGAAACGTCACAATTCGGACAAAAGTAGTATTAAGGATTTTGCATGTCACTAGCTAGCATCGCAGGTCTACCAGTCGTCAAAGTTACAGATGCTCCGGTAGTTTTCAACTTCCTTGTGTATGGAGAGTCCGGAGCAGGTAAGACCACCCTAGCAGGTTCAGCGGATGATGTCCCGGAAATGCGCAGGGTTTTGATCCTGGACATTGAAGGTGGAACTTTATCCCTACGCTCTCGTTACCCAAACGTTGACAGCGTACGCATCAAGTCATGGGTAGACATGCAAAATGTCTACAATGAACTGTATCTAGACAACCACGGTTATAACACTGTGGTCTTGGACTCACTGACTGAGATTCAGAAGATGTCCATGGATGAGATCATGCGTAAGCTTGTCAAAGAACACGAAGACCGCGATGCCGATGTACCTGGCATTCGCGAATGGAATATCAACATTGAGCAGACCAGGAAGTTTGTCCGGCTGTTCCGAGACCTTCCAATAAACACCATCTTTACTGCACTTTCCAAGACGGACAAGAATCCTCGCAACGGAACCACTAGAACTAAACCATACCTATCTGGTAAAGTCGCCGATGAAGTTGCAGGCTTTCTTGACATCGTATCTTATTTATATACCAAGGAGGTTGATGGAGAACAGCGAAGAATGTTACTGTGTGGTGCTACTCAAGACAACGTGGCTAAGGATCGCACAGACAGACTAGAACAAGTTATCCAGCAACCAACTATGTCAACCATATGGAAAGCAGTCAAGGGGTTAACAGATAATGACGCAACCGCTGAAAGTTAATTTTACAGATCAAGAAGCCGGCTCGACCGTTCGCGAAATTCCTCCAAGTGGTGAGTACCTAGTAGCAATCACTGACGGCGAAATCAAAGACGTAAAGCCCGGACGGAAGAACACTGGCAAGCCTTACTGGCAGCTACGCCTGGTGATCCAGGATGGCGCATACGCAGGCACCACACTCATTGCTTCTGTCATGCTTTTCGATGGTGCGCTATACAGCTTTGCGCAGCTTATGAAGGCACTCGGCCATGACACAAATGCTGGCGATTTCATTGTCCCTCAGCTTGATGACATCATTGGCCAGAATGTAAACGTTCGTGGATTCAAGAAGGCTGCCACCACTCTACCAGATGGTACTGAACTGTCTGAGCGCTTCGAGGTTAAGGGTTTCAAGGCACCTACTCGCAGTGGTGTAAAGACTGGTGATTCGTCCCTTCTACCATAGCACCATAGTGTAGGTAGCCAGCACTTATTCTTAGGTGCTGGCTACCAAACTTCCCAGAGGAGTAGGTATGTCACATTACTCCACTTTCCGGGAAGCGATAGAACATACAACGGAGCGTCGGCATGACTTCTTCAGACTAATTTTTGGCAATGAAACTGGCTTTGTGTGCATTGCGTACAAGGGTCAGACAGACAAGTCCTTTTCAGAGAAGTTCTTCGAGTATCCAAAAGAGTTGGATGCGATGTGCGAAGACATCGACAAAGGATCTCTGAATCTTACCCATGTGTATTTCTGTCCACAACTCCTCAGCGCCAAGCGGAGAAAGAAGAGTGATGTCTCAAAGTGTACTGTCCTGTGGGCTGATCTAGATACCTGTAATCCACAGAACTTACAAATACCGGCCTCAATTGTAGTTCAGTCGAGTCATGGAAGATGGCAAGCCTTTTGGCGTATGGACAGTACGCTTCTGCCGGAAGACGCAGAAGCGATCTGCCTAAAGATTGCATATTTTCACGCCGCACAAGGTGCAGACCGTAGCGGTTGGGACCTAACGCAGTTAATGCGGGTACCCTACACTCCAAACTATAAGTATGGCGATGCAAAAACCGCACCCGTAGTCACCGTTATTAACACGAGTCCAGCACTCTATCGTGTCACTGACTTCGATTGCTACCCAGCATACAAAGCACTAGAGTTCGTCAATAATCCTTTACCCACAGAAGAAGCTCTGCCGCAAGAAACACCAAAAGAGATTCTTTCCAGATACTATATCACCGAACAGATCATGGAACTATACACAGAGCTGCCAGAGGAAGGTCAGGACTGGTCAGCAACTCAGTGGAAACTCGCTAAGCTACTAGCCGAGACTGGGCTGTCACTTGAAGAGAACTTTGTTGTCATGTGCACCGCGCGCTGCAACAAGTACGCTCGTGATGGTCGACCAATGTCACATCTCTGGACTGAGCTAAAGAAAATCTATGTCAAGGAAGTTGAGCATTTCAAACTTGCTCCTACACCGGCATCAACCATTCCAGTCCTAATAACTGAGGACGAAATCAGACTAGCACAATCCAGAGAAACCTTTGTGGAAAGATACATAAGATGGGCAACCAACCTTTCGGACGCAGCGCCACAGTATCACCAAGCTGGTGCATTTATCATCCTAAGCGCGGTTATCTCAGGTGCACTACGATTGCCAACATCGTTTGGCAATGTTGTCCCTAACATGTGGTTTATGATACTCGCAGATACTACTTTAACGCGTAAAACGACGAGTATGAAGATAGCCACGAACGTTCTTGAAGAAGTCATGCCTAGTGCCATTATGGCAACAGATGGCTCAGTCGAAGGCATCCTATCGGCACTGAAAGATCGTCCTGGAACTTCATCTATTTATCATCGCGATGAATTCGCTGGACTACTCGAAGCTATGACCCACAAAGATTACATGGCAGGGATGGCTGAGACCTTCACCAAGTTGTACGATGGAGACAACCTCAAGCGTCTACTGCGCAAGGAAGAAATCAAGATCACTAAGCCTGTATTCATCATGTATGCCGCTGGAACGAAAACAAGAATTCAAAATCTACTTAACGAAGGGCACATCGATTCCGGATTTATTCCTCGCTTTGTGTTCATTACTGCTATTGCTGACCCTGATCGGGTGCGTCCGGTTGGTCCGCCGAAGACAGTAAATATCGAAGAACGCAGTTTGATTACTGATGAACTGTTCGATATCAATTTTAGATACAACAGTCCACGACTTGTTGTCATGAATGGTGGACATGGCTCTGCAAATCTCAAGCCAGAATTTGAGGCTGAGCTAACTCCAGCAGCGTGGACTCGATATAACAAACTAGAAACAACACTAACAAACTCAGCGTTAGAGAGTGGTCTCAATCACCTCACTCCTGTCTATGATCGATTGTCAAAGTCGACACTTAAAGCCGCATTGTTGATTGCAGCCAGCACACAGGGTGCAGATGGTACCACGATCAAAGTCACAGAAGAAGACATCATTCATGCAATTTACTACTGTCGACACTGGCACATGTACGCTAGTGAGATTGTAAATAGCATTGGTGACAGCCAAGATGAGCGTCTCATGACTCAGATTCATGACTTTATTACTCATACTGGAAAGCTGGGTGTGACTCGCGCTGAATTAATGAGAAGATACAAGCTTGACTCACGACGCGCTGAACTACTATTTACCACATTATTACAGCGCAAAATGATGTTTTCTCACTCGGTCAACGGGCAACCTAGATTTTTTGGTGGATAAATCATGCCATATTTTGGCGCAAAAATAGATTTAGATAGATTCTCCATAACTTTCCGAATTCATGGACCGCTGGACAATATACCATCTGGTATAATATCTGAGCTGAAGAAGTATGTTCCAGCTAGGATTGAGACTTACGAAACTGCAAATCTTTCTGAGATTTGCAAGATGATCGCCTATGATGTCAAAGAGCGACATCTAGATGGCAACCAACTTGTGTGGGTCCAAGTAGAAATAACAACCAAGCAAGATCTGATCTTTGGCGCTAGTGCTGAAAGGGTATTAGTTGATTCATCATGAGCCAACAAATTATGATACAACCTGACGGCAGATTTGCTATCTATTCATCAGTCGTTGAAGACTTCATCTTGGTTGATGGTGATGCTAACGATGTCGTAAACTGGTTCGTTGGAAAAGCAGCTCAAGAAGCATTGGTATCAACAACCAATATCATTAACGCATTGTTAGCTGGTGGAAAACCGTATCACCAGTTTACCAAAACTTGGGAAGAACTACAGCATGATACACCCGGGTAAGTGCCACAACTGTTCTTGTGTACTATATGGTACATTAGATGGTAAGGGTGGCTACCTATATAGACACAAACTTTCATTCAGATTTGAACCATGTGATAATCCAGAACCGTACCCTCCTGATGATCGACCATGCACCTGTCTGTATCCACACTACAATTGCTATAACTTCAGTTGCACATGTGTACGTCACGTTGGTCAGATACATTGGGGATAAATGCCGGTGAGAAAACACCCACTCGCAAAATGCGAAGAATGCGTATTCCAAAATGCACCATTCGTGCCAACGCAAAACCCACAGCCAAGAGCTAAGCTAGCAGTCGTTGGTGAAGCGCCGGGTGCCTATGAGGCTGGTCGTGGTATTCCCTTCACCGGCCCATCTGGACGTCTCCTCGACCAGGTGCTCAGCCATCATGGCTACCAGCGCTCAGAGGTAATGATAACCAACGTCTGTTTGTGTCGCCCCACTGACAACGCTGACCCACCTAAGTCGGCCATTGCTGCCTGTAAGCCTAGACTCGACGCCGAGCTAGCAAACAGTGGTGTCGACAAGATACTTGCTGTGGGTGGCACCGCAGCTAGTGCACTTATTGATCCTAAGAAAAAGATTTCTTCTCTACGTATTGGTCCACCAAAGCCATACATTGAGAATCCAGAGGTGAAGGTAGTAGCCTCCTGGCATCCTGCTTATTGCCTTAGAGCGCCGGATGCATTTCCATCTCTGGTATCAGATACCGCCAAGCTTCGTGGTCAAACTTATAAGCAATGGAACGCACCGGATTATCGTGTCTTCGACAATGATATAGCAGTCGAAGCACTTAGACGGCTACAAACCATACCTGTGGGTCCCATTGTTATTGACATCGAAACTGGCATGGAAAAAGACGATACTTACGAACACCCAGATCAGCATAATTTGTTATGTATTGGTATTGCGTATAACAAAGGTAAGGTTGTAGTTCTAGGTGAAAATGCACTCAAGATAAAAGAAGTGCAGGATGCGCTCAGAGAGTACTTACAAACACACCCAATCATTGCCCACAATGGCAAGTCTGACCTAGCTGGTCTGCGTCCAATTTTTGGTGTGTTAGAGCTATTTGCAGACACCATGCTACAATCCTATTCATTGGATGAACGACCTGGACACCATGCACTAGGTAAGCTAGGTATTGAAATTCTAGGTACACACGATTGGAAAGGCGCTTTTAAGAAGCTGATTCCAACTGGTGGAAACTACGGCTCGCCTAAGCGCTCTGCACTATACAAGTATAATTCAATTGACTGCGGTGTTACTTGGGACTTGCGGGAATACTTCGATACCAGGATGGGTCCGCGCGAACGTCAACAGCATGACTTCTTAGTAGAAGCTGCTAATGCGATCATTAACCTAGAGCTAGCAGGAATTACTTTCGATACTGAGTACAGTGTTGAACTGCAAGAGCTACTTGAAAAGGAACTATTCGATCTAGAACTAACCATCGAACGCACAACTGGTCGAGCCTTGAATCCAAGATCACCAATGCAAATCATGCGTTGGTTTGCTGATCGTGGATTTGCACTAAAGACCACGCAGGCTGATGTACTAGAAAAGGTCCTAGAAAAGGCAACGATCCCACAGGACATCCGTACCTTCATTGAGCAACTACTTCTGCACCGTAGACGAACAAAGCTCAATGGTACCTATGTCAAGGGCTTTCAGAAGCGAATTCACGATGGCAAGGTCTTCACTACTTACACTCTCCATGGAACTACTTCTGGCCGTTTGGCATCCATAAATCCAAATATGCAAAACATCGTACGGGACAAGAGAATTAAGCATCAGTTCACGGTTGAGCATGAGGACAATGTTCTCGTACAACTTGACTATAAGCAAGCCGAAGGTCGTGTTATTACGACCCTAGCGCGTGATGATTATCTCGCCTCAATTTTCAATGATGGTAGCCGTGATATCTTCGATGAGCTTACCGAACAGATTTATGGTGCTGGTAAGTGGACTAAGGAAGAACGTGTAAAGATCAAGTCAGTATTCTATGGACTCTCCTACGGTCGTGGTGCTGAATCCATTGGCGTAGAACTAGGAATGCCAGTCAGTGAAGCTAAGGAACTTCTTTCGAACTTTAAGGCGCTTATTCCAGCGACGGTATCTTGGCAGGCATCGGTCACGCATAAGGTTCTTTCTGGTGAAGATCTCACTACACCGTTTGGCCGGAAACGATCCTTTTGGCTTATTACAGAACAGAACAGAGCTGACGTTGTCAACGAAGCCCTCAGCTTCTTGCCACAATCAATTGCCTCCGACATCTGCCTTTCAGCCCTTATCGATTTACAACCCAAACTAAAAGGCTTAGCCACTACTCGTCTTACCATCCATGACGCCATGATAGTCGAGTGCAAAGAGGTAGATGCCGACGAAGTCACATCAATAATGACAGAGGCTATGATTAGGGCTGGACGAGATTTCACCGACTTCGTACCATTTGTGGTAGACGCATCAAGAGGCAAAAGGTGGAGTGCCTTGTAATGCCAAACATTGATCAACCGTTCACTGAAGAACAAGTAGAAAGCTTCAACGCTTACCAACGGAATAGTGGTCAGCATCCATACACCTGCGGTATTGAAAGTATTCACAAACCGCTCATAGCTAGCACTGATGGACTGAGATGCGTAGACTGTGAATACTACCAAAGCTGGGCACATTCATTTAGTTTGGGTTGGATGTGGAAGCGCGAATGATGGATCCAAGAATCGGACCTGAGCAAACATATGACTTAGGTTGTGGATATATCTATCCAGACAACCATGGCCATATTTGTGGAAAAATGCCGACGGTTCGGCACATACTCATCTTTGGTCGCGATGACGAAGGGTATCAACCATGTGCGTTCTCTTGTGAAACTCATGTGTCGTTGATACCTCAAGACCTCATTGAGATGTATCATCCTGTGTCTACTTATTGTAGAACACCAGGTTCACTTTGGCTTCGCAGCATCAACGAATGTGTAGTAGACCTAGGAGATTTAGAGCTAGCCTTACTAGGAACAACTACGTTGGGTAACGATATAATAGAGGAATTCGATCATGCCAAGAATCAAAATTACCATACAAGAAGAACAGCGTAAAACTGTACCACACCCACAGGGCGGAGAGATGTATTCAGACGAAACGTATTGGGAAACCGTACATGAGGTAACTTCCACAGATGCGTCGGTCGTTGCAGGGTCACTACGCGCCATTGCCGACAAATACAATCCACCAACGAAGGCATACCGTGGAACAGACTAAGAAGTTCTATGTACTAGCAAAGAACTATATGCATTTCCGTACCTGGTGTAGAGAAAATGATATCTCTCCAAATATCGGAAACGCTAGATACGTCGCCGGACCAGAAATGCTCATGGGTATTGATGCAAACAAAATCGAATTTGTCTATTACGAAACTTGGAGAGAGCACCCACAGGCACAAGAAATGGATGAGCTTATACAGCAAGCGAAGGTAGTCGCAAAGTACCTAAAACCGTTACCAACGAAGGAGCAGACAATGCAGAATGACAACTTCTGGTACAGACTAACAAAGCTTGACCCGGCAGTTTTCCGTGGTTTGATTGTGTCAGTAGTGGCACTTCTCGCATCTGTGGGTGTAGCAATTTCTCCGGGCGTACCCGATGCCCTCATCGCCTTTATCGTCGTCGTGGTGCCGCTCGCACAGGCGCTCTGGACCCGTCCAGCCGTCACGCCAAACGCGCGAGTTTCGGTTTACCTACCCGACCCAATCAATGAGCCAGAAGTTGTGGAAGCTGGCGAGGCTGTAACAACAGCTTCTGATTCTGCGATCATCGAAGCGGCCACTACAGAACCGCGCGGCTAAGTCCTAATAAGGAAATGCAATGACTACTGTAATAAAGATCGGCACAGAAGTTTTCACCGTGTTTTGTGTCAAGTGCAAATGCTGCCTGGCTCGTACAGGCCATTGTGCTAAGTGCCACACGGTCAAGACCATTAAGACACTGTGTGGCTGTGGTGGTAACTGCCTAGCGAGAGCTGAAGACTACCTAGAACGAGAAACAATGAGGCAGCGTCGGGTAGACACAGCTAGAGCATTAAGGAAGCTAAATGTCTGACGTCTATGTTCGTAAAGTGGAACAAGCAATTGCCATCCAACTCAAGGAAGACAACAACAAACTAGTTCTGGAGTGGCTTGACAGACTAGTTATTGATTACTCATTTGATGAAATCAAGTCTGGTGGCCAGCTCATTATATACACTGAAGTGGGACCTGCGCAAGCCGAGCTGGAAAACTGGATAGTGTATGTTCCTGGCACTACAACGGTTTACACTGATGAAGCATTCAAGCGCCAGTTCGAACTTAGGAGTTTGTAGTTGGCAAACATTGTTGCTTTAGACCCTGGACTAACTATAGGTATCTGTATCTTACATGAAGATGGCACTTACGAGTCAAGACAACTTGTACCAATGGAATTTCCACATCCACATGAAGCAGTCTTTGACACAATAACCGAAATTGCGCCACTGAGTATTGTATATGAACGTTTCGATTTTCGCGCTGCAAAGAACGGTGTGGTACTCACTGGCGTTGAGTTCATTGGTATAATTGAACTGTTCGCTCAAATGAAGTGTATAGGTGCAACGAAGATCTCGCCGAGCGATGGCAAGGCTTTCTGGAACGACAACAAGCTTCGTGCATTAGGACTATATCGCCGTGGCATGCCACATGCTAACGATGCTACGAGAATCCTTAACACCTGGCGCATGAAAACAGATCCAGTATGGAAAGCAGCAATCATCAGACAACTAAGAGAAGCACTGGTATAACAAAGAGGGCTAGCCAACGTCAATTGGCTAGCCCTTTTTCGTGTTTCTATTCATCTGAGTCCTACCACCAAAGCAATAGCTGCTATTACGACTGATACTGCCAATAGTATTTGTCCAATATCTAGCCGACGTTCGGCTTTATTTGCTACTGTCTGTTCTATCGGTCCACGATCTAGCCGACTCTTGAGGTCACTAATCTTATCTTCAACTGACTTATTGTTAGTGTTCATGAGTGCAACTAGCGAATCGATCTGTTTTTGCGTGGCCGCCTCTGACTTACCAATAGCTAATGTATTAGCTTTGTTCTGTTCTGACACAGCTTCCTTGGCGGCGGCTAGCGCAGCATCAAGCGAAATTCTGCTTTCTTGTGCCGCTTGTGCAGTTCGTTCGTCTCGCTCACCAAATCGCGTATCAATGCCAACAAACTTTTCTGATGATATATCAGACACACGATTGATATGTTCTATGAGATACTCACGAAGCGCAGCTAGTTGTCGATCAATGTCATGCCTAAGATGTTCTGTCTGTGATTCAGTACCTGCTGATATTCGAGCAACATCAGCAGCTACGAGTTTTGTTGCTTGATCCATTGCTCCTATTCGCGTTTCGACAACTTCACGAAACGAAGCTAGAGCTCTATCAACAAGTTGGGTAGTTAATCTCGTAGGATCGGGAACAGGAACGTTAGTATCTCCTGACCGTCTAGCGTAATCGTCATCAGGCATCGACATCGTCACTGGATTGCTCACCGACATCAGCCAACCTTCTGGCCATTAATTGATATTTAACCAGTATTATCACTCGCCACCAAATCAGTATGGCTATTACAGATAACGTAATTATCCAACCGATAGTACGTTGTGGTTCTGGTATATAACGACTGGATGCAGCATATGCAAAGGCTATCAGGAATCCAGTCTCAAAGACCAATATGTGTCGACCCATGTGATCACGCCATGGTCTTGCCAGCCAAGCATATAAAATACAAAAAGTCAGAAACCCTCCTAACACTACCCACAGGACAATGTTGAGGAGCAGGTTAGCCATGGTTTACTCTCCCAAAGCTAGTTGCAATTTCTTGAGTGAACTTGTCCACTCGATACTTGGTGCGTCGAGCACTGGCTACTGCTCGTGACAACTCAGGCACTTTCGCCTTATCTTCTGCCAGTTTCTCCTCCACAATTTTTAGTTCCTGATCCACCTTCTTCAGTTCTTCAGTATTGTGTTCACCAATCATCTCATTCCGTCGCCTTCTACCTATCACCCACCATCTCATTTGTTAACAACCCTTTCGCCTATGCTAGGTGGAAGTGCTTCTAGCATACCTTGCGCACGGGCAACCTCAATTACATGATCTATTCTGCTAGCTAATAGATCGTTACGCTCATCTACCTTTTTGTTAATTTCTTCAATCTTGGCAATGTATGTATCTTTGTCTTTTAGCCGTTGCTCCTTCTCTGCCATTAACATGGTCACCGATGATTTGGTGAAGAGAAGACCACGAGCTAACCCCAGAAAAAGTACCACAAGAAACATACCTCCAATCCCCAAATTAGCTAGGAGTGCAAGTTCCACGTGTCACCTCGGGGTCCAGAAAGCAAACTATATCTAGCCGGGTCCAACTACTACTGTTATTGAATTTCCAGCAATTCTAGCTACCACCACACCTGGCGCAGTCCATGTTTCTGGTCCACTGGAGTCTCGCCAAATTATCATATCTACTGTTGACGACCATGTAGCATTTACAGTAACCTCTGGGCCTACGTGTGGATAACCATTGACAGCAGCAGAAAGAATGCTATTGGCGCTTATCATAAGTGCAAGTGCTCCTATACTTATCTGCTGATGCCCAAATTGCTCATCAGTTCTTATTGAACCAGCAAATATAGTTACTGATCCCGCTGATACAGTTGCGCTACCAATAAGCTCTCTTGATGAAATACTGTGAGCATTGATCGAAGCTGTCGTGACAGCATTAACAGCACCAACGCGCGATTCGCTAACAATACCATTCGCATTGATGGTGACGGCACTAGTGGTGACTGTGGGTTGACCAAGTCGCTCCGCTGATGGTATTCCATTGTTAGAGATAGAGAGCGCATTCAGTGCACTTGTGTTGCCAACTAGTGCAGAGCTAGGAATGCCATTTGCACTGATAGTATACGTCGTGGTGATGGCCGGCGCGCCTACGCGCTCAGCGCTCATGATGCCCGCTGGGTTGGCCGCTGTGACATGAGTTAACGTGGGCTGGCCCAGAGCTTGCCCACCAGAAATTCCATTTGCTGATAGTGCGTAAGTTGTTGATACTGTGTTTGATCCAAGGCGCTCAGTAGAGATAATTCCACTTGCGCTGATTATTACACTAGCTGTGACAGATGGATTACCAACCAACTGCTGACTAGTTATACCATTCGCGGCAACAGCGGATATAGTTGCAGCATTAGCGTTCGAAACAAGTTCAGAAGAAACTATGCCATTAGCACTGATGGTAACAGTGCCTGGAGTAACCGATATGCTTCCAAAGTGTTCACTTGCTGGAACACCTCTTGCTGTTATATCTAGTTGTGCAGTACCAGTTAGTTGTGATATAAGGAGCGACATGGGCTATCGCCCCTTTCAGGCTAGAAAGCTGCTACTTCGGCCCAGGCAACATCAACTGTAAGGTTCGCTGTTCCAGCGGCTCCAAATATAACTGTTGGACCACGCACAACAAAGCCTTCATTCTGTGCCAGCACAGTAGGATGGAGACCATCGCCGGCCTCAAAGTCGACACCACGCTCGTAGAATATTGCGTTGGGAGTGGTAATAGTTTGGTTTGTTGGCAATTCAAGAATAGGTTCTAGGTCCAATGTTTTAGCACCAGAAGTAAGACCAGCCGCAACAGCAGACTTACGAATATCTGTAACCAAAGTCGTTCCCATATTGGTGCGCTTCTTCATCTGGTTACCGGTTAACGTAATTGCAGTACCTACCGAATCAGAAACCGTCCAGCCTCTAGCAATAACAACTTGAAATGACGGCGTAATTGTTGCCGTAGCCGCAGCAGTTTGCAAACAACCAATACGAATTTTTTGTAATACACAAAATCGTGTGGCATCTCCCCAGCGGAAACTAAACAATAAACCATTAGCAGCCTGTGTGACAACTAATGCAACAGTAGTTGATAGTCTATAGTGACCAAACGCGCCGTATTCTACTGGTCGAGGCGTAGTTCTTAATGCTCGAAACGTAGTGCCATCAACCTCACTGATGACACCACCACTGCCTTGGATCTGAATACCCATTTAGTTCCACACCCACCCTATATTGAAAACTCCATAAAGTCGTGTACCAATTCCACCATCTTGAGCCGGTCCAGCTCCACGAGCCGCAACCTTATATACAATGGTGGTGGCATTGGCCTGATGCAAACTACCTTCATGTTGTTTAATCGTAATTGGTTCATTTAGTTGACTCGTATTTATTCCATAAATGGTGAAGCCAGTTCCAGCTACAATATTACCGGCTAGTATACTCAGTGTTTCGACAAGGTGTTCATCAACGGTGTGATCGGCAGTATCGGCTGGTAGAATCCATGCTTCAACTAATGAGCCAGCTAGGATACTGGTTTGCCCAGTAATAACAACAGAAGCGTCTGAACCACCAGGAAACACTCCAAAATCGAGACTGACTGTTCCTTGTGCTCCCATTTTACCTTCTTATTATAATTAGAGCTTGAAAATCCGATTCGCACCATTGTCCCAGGTTACCACGATGTTGCCACCGTTTGGAGTTACTGGTAATCCTGATCCTGTTGCTGGTGCAAGCGCTTTAGCGCCTGCGGTTACAGTCGTAGATGATACAGTCAGTGAACGATCTCCAGCATTAGCTAGTGCAGTCATGGTAGCAGACTGTCCAGTAGAGAATGCTAGTACAGTACCGTTCGGAATTGCATACTTAATCGGCTCAACGAGAAGTGTCGTCCCAGCCGCTAAGTTAGTATTACAGACCACAATGTGCTTACCTGTGATGAGTGCTACCATTTCGGAAGTACCATTAGCACCAGTATCACGAATGATACCAACAGCCTCAACCGAGGCACCTGATACCGAAGTAAACGTGACGTCGGCTGCGTCGGCAACCCCACCAACAATTGTTGGCGATGTTAGGTTAACCTTAGAGCCTACAAGTGCCGCATCAAAGTCGTCAAAGAAGTCAGCAGAAGTAGAACGACCTAAGTTGACACAATAACCGCCAGAGCCGACACCGTTACCAACAGCGTTAGTGCCAGTGATAGGATCAGTAAGACTAAAAACAGATCCCGAAGCTGCCGTAATCGCCCACAGGCCATTGCCAGAGGTCCCCGTCGTAATACCGTCTACATAAACAATGTCTCCTGTGGTAAAGCCATGTGCAACTGCGGTTGTTACCACAATCGGTGTAGCGTTGGTAGAGCTGGTGATCTGACGAATTCCAGCATCAGAAACGGACAGGTCGAGCAGCACCGCAGAAAAGGTCTGCGTGTCCCAGTCTAGGGTGCCACCCAAAAACTTTTCACGCGCTAGCTCAAAAAGTACATTGGTCATTATCTAGTGACCTCCCTGCTCAGAGAAGCGTAACCTTCTACGAGCCGTATTACGTTCGTTGGGTCTACTGTATAAATTTCTAGGTCATAGTATGCAACATTCCAATTAAGTAATGCTGTTACATCTGCACCCACAGCCACCATGACGATACCGCCAGGTGCATTGATTGTGATACGACCATTAGTTGTATTAGCATCGAGCAATGTTGTAAGTGATAAAGGCGTTGCTCTAACTTGCATTCTAGCTGAATAGCCAGTGAGGTCCTTAACAGTGCCATCGGAATTGGTTGCTCCGATGTTAAATTCAAATTTGGCACCTTGTTGGATGGTGATATTACTTCTGGCCGTTGTCATATATCACCTCCTACAGAGCAAAGATAGTAAGATTGCGTCTACCAAACTCGGTTGTGCCTCCACCAGGTGAAGAATACTTCACGGTGAACGTTGTGTCTCCTGCGTTTAGACCGCTAAACACAGCAGCACTCGTACTCATCATAGTTGATGTGTTGGAGAACTGAATTCCACCAGACAATCCCCATGACCACAGATGCATTGGAAGGAGCTTTACGCTTCCTTGTGCTGTCGTTATAGTATTTGCACCAGAGGCGGATATCGTTACGTATCCACCCTGAGTAACTGGACCTGAACTGTAAGCGTTAGATGGCCATTGGACTTGTGATGACACCATCACAAGTACTCTACCAGTGGACCGAATTGGAACTAGTTGCACAGGTCCAACTGTCGCCAAGTCCGTAAAGCTTACAGAGGTTGTGCTCTGGAATGTGTCAATGGTTGAAGAGAAGATGTATGGGACCTGGTGGAAGATATCCTGACCAGTTTCCTTAACTTCAATACCATAGGTACCATCACTCAGTAAGCCTATTTGTACTCGAACACTTCCAGTTGCGTCCTTGATTTTCAATGTTCCTGTGTCAATGGTAGTATTGCCAGTCTGTGGGTTATTCTCAAGAGTCGTTAGACGCCGCTCTAGCGCTAAGACCCTATCAACTAAGTCTTGAGGCTCTTCACGGTATCTTGACATTATAGATCAGGGTCTCCTTCGAATACTAGCATTGCCTCTTCGGTAGACTCAGATGATTGCGGTTTAAGTTCCCATTTAAGTAATCTCTTTACAGAAGAAAAACCATTACCCGGCCAACGTGGGTCCCTGATGACAATCTTACAAGCGTCACCAAGGTTGTAGCTACCAAACTCAGGCGCAAGATTACCTTTTACATTCATCTTTATCACTGACATTGGAGGAGTTCTAATATGTCCTTCTTGTGCCGCTAGTCCATCAAGAAGTTCCTGTGAATTTATATCCTTACGACTTACATTTGCATCCCAAATAAGTGAACCACCACTGATAGCATCCGTATTAATATAGGTACCAATAAGCATGTCTGAGCCTTCTCCAGCACCTATAACATAGATGTGGGTACCAGCGTCCGCCATCGGTTCAGTTAAGTAGTATTGTGTAATGTTTCCTGGATACTCAAACACTGTCATTCCTGGACTCTCACTGGTTCCAAGTGTTGGATAACCAATGCGCAAATCCTTACGATATAGAATTCCATCTTTAGTAACTGATATGTACCAGTCAAAACCATCAACGGCATTCGATAGTGAAGTCATAACATTATCATAGTACTTGAATTCTGTAGCCAAGATTGTTAAATCAATAGGCACCAAAGTGGAAAATGCTGAAGGTACATTGATGTTGGCATTTCCACCAACCGGTGCTTGCATCTGATCCCACAGGTCGCGGAAGATATTTCGCTGGTCCACTCCAGAATATGTAAGATCACTGCGAATGATGCGCTTTTTAGGATAGTGTTCAAAACTTTGTGCAAATAATTGCACAGATTTGGACTGCGCCGAATACACACGACTCCAAATATAACCATGCCAGATCGCGACTCCATTACGTTCCACTGCTATCCAAGTTTTACCTGGCACACAAGCGGAAAGTAATGAATCATTGTCTTTACCAGTCTGGTCTAGCTGGAACGTGCCTTGAAAATCGCCACCAAGATTGATGGCCATATTCATTATGACGCCATAGCAAGCTATCTCTTCGATGACTTGCTCGGTTCGAAGAGTTCCAAAAATGTATCGGTAGTCAGTCACGAATTAGCTATCCTCAGCACTCTGCGCAGCCTTGAGTGCCTGGTCGTAAACCTGCTTTTCACCATCTGCTGTGAGCTTTACCGCTGTTGCAACACCACCAGACCCTGACCATGGAACTTCAGTGCCGGCGCCAGGCATCCAAGCAATATCGTAACTCTTAATTGCGCCGCCAGAACCTTCGGTCATTGGTATATCATACAACCCAGTGCAAGCACGCACGTATAGGTTTGGATCTGACGCTGGACCAACTGGAAGCCAATAAAATGTTGGACCGTTACTAACACCATAACGATTGGAGAATTTCCCAGATGATCCGTCAGATTCTTTGTATGGCTTGATCTTGAATACTGCGGGCATGTCAACATCCTCCTTAATTGTTCCACCGGTCACCATATCCATGAAAACATCCCATGGAAACTCCGCACCAACATCAGTGTGGTTACCTGGATCTTCCGGATATGCTTTTGTGATCGTCCAATGGTCGTTGATACCCGTAGGCCGTTGTCCAGATGCGCCAAAATACGCAGCCCGGGTCTCATCTACAGACAGTCTACGCTTCTGTAGTCCTAAGGCTTCACAAGCATACGCAACAGCCTGTGCACAAGTCTTCAATGTTGCCATCGAAGTCGGATCAAGCCACTGAGCCCTAGTTTGTATGGTGCCACAAATCTCGTAATGCACACCAATCTCATTACCATGGAAATAGGCTGAGTGTGACCTATCACCAAACGGTACTTCTTGCAAACCAGGTCCAGATGAGTCAAAGAATGCGTGACAGGACGTACCATCGGTACGGGTCTTGTCGTAGTTGGCTCCACCTTCAGCAGAAGTTGGTCCTTCACTACCAGCAGTATAGTGCAATGTAACATACTGTACTGACCGAGCGCGACCGGCAGTATAGCTTCGTGGGTAACCTACCCACAGCATTGGATTAGTACTCATTCTGGATGTCCAGTGTTAGGTGCGGGGTCAGCATTCTCATCGACAACCACAGCGTCAGAAGGACGCTGACCACGGTCTGGAAATTGCTCTTGGACGGTTTCCTCCGTGCGTGGCTCTGTCATACTCACCTCTCCTTACGCGTAGATGCCTTCCAACTGGAAGTCAGATCCAGAGACGAAGCTGCCAGCCGATGGAGTAAGAGTGATGCTAGTGTATGGGCCTGCCACGTCGAAGTTGCCACCTCCGTGGCGGATATAGAGGTTACCATCGAAGGCATACATTCTATAATGCCATTGCAGCAAAGTAGTAATGTCCCAGGACGTGAACATGATCTCATTAGCAGAGAATCGAGTAGTAGTACCTGGAACTAGTCCAACTCCTGCGCTTGTCAGTCCTCCACCACCGGCTGGAGTAACATCTGCACCATCTGTCGATCCTGCGCTATACTGGGTATAAGATGCAGCAGCGCTACCATTAATGGTCATGTTAACGTTAGTGATTGCTCCAGAGTTAGACCGAGCACGATATCTCACTGTCACTGTTCGCAAATTGGTTGGAATGCTGCTAAACGTAACTGATGCAGCCGTTCCAGACAAAGTATTCCGTGCTAGATAATTGTTTGGTAACAAAGACCAGGTGGTGCCAGCGTCGTGCGTGATATACGATCTAGCTGTGTCAGTTTCGTAGATTCGTTGTCCACTTGTTACTGTGTTTGCTGCTGGTCGCAGACCGCTCGTTGCAGTAATCACTCCACCAGTGGCTGCCAAATATGTACGTCTGTCGGTGATCTCACCATTGGTAATAGAGGTATCAAGCGCTACCACTGATACACGAGCAAGCTCTAGTGAGTTAGCTGGTAGTGTTGGAGCCACGGGCGAACCAGCCGGAGTACCAGTCACTACAACAAGTGAGCTAGTATTTGCCGCGCCCGAATAAGCAGCATCTTCAACCTTGAAGACCACACTGTCAATACGGTTTAGAGTAGCATGGGCCGCCGAAATGCTGAGCGTAACATCAGCATCGTTCATTACTAGGTAGACACCTTGCTTGCTACCCTCAGTACCAGAAATGGCTGCATGTCCAGACTTGACAATAACAGACATGGCAGGCGAGCCTGACTGAGTAACCTGGAGTGCACTACCAGAATCGTGTTTTACACCACCACGAGAAATTAGTGAGGTAGTGCTTACCTTACCACCAGTAAGCGCACCCATCCAATTCCGAAACTGCTCAGCAGTATGGGTAGCTCCAGCATTCTGCAAATAACCACATGGGTTAATAACTGCCATTATAAATCACCGCCAAGCTGATCGGTAGGAGATGCTAAGTGTACTACCGGTACCGCTAGTACCACCAAACACAATAGTGTTTGCACCAGGATCTAAGAAGAACCAATCCGGATTCGTTAAGGTATTTCTTCTATTCAAGCTAGTGTTCAGATAAACTGTTCTATTTAATGTATCCACAGTTAGCGTTTCCCCAGTGAGTAATTCTATTGTGAAACCAAGCGAGTGACCAGATGTACTATTGGTGATAACTGGATTAACGATTGGTCCTGTGATTAGGAAAATAATTGGAGTCGGTCTGTTACCTGAATTGGTAAGTGTTGTACCAGCAGGTGTGGCTCCACCACCAAAGTTAACATTGAATCCAACGTTAAAGGCAAGACCCAAACCCGATGAGCCGCCATAATTGATAACCGAATTCAGTAAGTTCGAGTCATATATTCTTGGGTCTTCTGCATACATTAAGAATTGCGCATTAGTGATGCCAAGTCTGCGCGCAGTCGCCCAGTCATAACGAACACCACGAGGTTTAACAAACACTACTCGCTCATCTACACCAGGAGCCTTTAGATAAAACGGTATTGGTGTTTGTACTGGCGCATAATTCTCTTTTAGACTATCGAGATAAGATTCAATAGTACCAGAATCAGCATAGACGATACCTTCTAGAATGACATCTCGTCCCTTTTCGAATTCTGCATCTAAGAAGCCACCGTCTGTACCTTCGTGGTCACGCAGTGTTTCTCTGTACGGTGCACTATCTAAACCGCTTACCCTTTCAATGTCTACGAAAGGAAGCGTGGCATCTGTATTTAAAGTAACACCAGCGGCATCAAGCTGAAACGTATACTCATTGAGGCCAATCGACATTATGACCTCCCGTTCAGAAGCCAACCGAGTTCTTCAGCATGCTGTCTAGGGTTTATCTCTTGTGTAGTGATGTTGAATATTTGGTTAGCTCCACCGGTATTTCCTCTACCACCATAGCTAGAAGCTCGATCACTGGATGTTAATCCAGCTGTGTTTGAAGTTACCTGAGCTTCTAGTGCTGGCATTGTCTTTTGCATACCAAGCATGAAGCCCTCCATCGAAGACTGACCAAGCTTCATGAATTCCTTGGATGGCGAAGCAATACCAAGCGTGGACTTGAGCCAACCTACTGCATTAGCACCAAGATTGTAAATCGTATCACGGAACTGTTGAATCTTATTGGTGACACCTCTAATGAGTCCATCAACCATGTTCTGGCCAGCCTGAATAAATTCTGGAACGAATGATTTAATATCATTGATGACGTTACCAACTGCTGCCTTGATTCGGTAGAACCATTCAATGAGCTGCACAACGAAGTTGATCAGCACACCAATGACCGCACCCACAGCAAGGAAGGCTGCTACTAGTGGTCCAACGAAGACTACAATAAGCACACCGAGCACGATGGCCGCAATGATAAGGAACCACTTACCCAAGAAGATCAAAATATCGATAATCTTGTGGATAGCAGCTTCGTGTTCATGGTAATATTTGGTTAGGTAAGCAATGGCTGGAATCACGTTTTCATTAATAATCTTGGCGATCATCTCGAATGCCCAGATTACTTTGTCCTTGATAACGTTGAATACCTGACCAAGAGCAGCTAGACCTTCAGTAGTGAAGTATTGCATCAAGTGACGAACAATCGGCAGTACCCGCGTATCAATGAGTGCCCAAAGCTTTTCCAATACTGGTAGCACTTTGTCTTCGAACGCAGCGCGAATCGCTTCCCCTGTGGGTACTACTGTGTCCTGCCAGAATGCAGTAAGTTCATCCGCTATGTATCTAATAAGTGTACGGAAGTCAGTGCTATTAACCCATGCCAGATATATAGCCGCAGCTAGTGCGACAAACCCTGCTGCAATGCCGCCAAGTATACCAAGAACAATAAACAGTGATGAACCAGCCAGAACCGCAGCAGCAGCAAAGGCGAGTAGTCCGCCAACAACAAGCAATAGAATGCCACCAATAAGTGACAATACTACTGCAACAGCAACAGCCTTGGCAATAAAGCTCTGCTGTGCAGGTGTTAGATTGTTGTACCATTCAAACAGCTGGGCAAGCCAACCGATTATCTTCTCGAATACAGGTTTTAGTGCTTGACCCATAGTAATCTTTAGTGTTTCCCACTGGTTTTTCATCAATTGAGTTTTGGTCGCAGTGGTATCAGCCATAATTGCATAAGCGGAAGCGAAAGAGCCAGACTCATTTTCCATTTCACTTAGAATGGTCTTGAACAACTCCAAGTTTCCTGGTGTAATAAGCATGTTCTGGAGGAAGCGTCGAGCTTCAATCGTTCCACCAGCACCCTTAAACACTTCTAGAATTTTGGAAATCTTGTCTTCTTCAGGCATATCGCCGAGCGCGTCACGGAACTCAAACAGAATGTCGATCATCGGACGGAAGTTGCCTTCCGCATCTGTTGCTTGAACACCAAGTTCTCTGAGGTTCTCCACGGCTACGGGGTTTGACATTGCATCCATAGCACGCGCAACAGAGGTACCTGATCGAGCCGCAGAGATACCCATACGGGTTGAGGCAGCAAGCGCGGCTGCCATCATTTCTACAGACTGACCAAATCGAACTGCTGATGGTGTAACCAAACCGATACGTGCATTCCACTCTTCGTAGGTACCAATACCTTCCTGCACCAACTGGAACTGCACATCCATAAGGTGATTAACCTGGCTGATTGGCAGTTGGAAGGCGTTAAGAATACCAATGGTTGCGCGCGAAGCTGATTGGATGTCGGTTTGACCAGCAACAGCAGCCTTGGCGAAGGTGTTCAAAAGTACTTCGGCGTCGGCTGCGCCTACTTCCATTGAAGAGAAGATGTCGAACAGTGCTGGCTGAATTTGCTCAAATGGAACACCAATACTTCTAGCTACTCGGATACCAATATCTTCGATATCCTTGAGTGAAGTAGCAAACTTGTCCACCTGAGTCCGAGTTGCTGCTGCCTGCTGTTCATATGCAACTGCACTGTCTACTAGACTTTTTAGTCCCATTGCACCAAAAACACCAATGGCAGTGAAGGCTGTACCAGCAGCCGTTAACATACCAGAGGCGCCACTTAGCGCAGTGCCTAGCTTCTGTGCAGATACTCTTCCTTCTTCCATTTCGGCGCGTGCCATTCGCATTGCGCCGACTTCTTGGTCAATACCCTGAATCCGTCGTTGAGTTACTAGTAGGTCAGCTTGAGAAGCACCAGTGAGTCTCTGTGTTGCCATTTGGTTGATAAGTGCGGAACGTGAAGCTTGTAGGTTAGCCATTCTAACATTGTCGCCAACCATGCGAATGTCTCTGGAGAAACTACGCATGGCCCGTGAACCTTCATCACGGGCCTTGAGTACGAGCCAAAGATCGCGAGTTGCACTGAATGGCACCAACGGCTCCCTAGTGCTTAATGTTCTTAGACATCTTCGCTTTCTGCGCGTCTAGTTCTGCGCGCTCATTTTCCCAAGTAAGATAATTATGCATGATGAACACAAATAGGCTATCTTGATCTAGTAATCCACCTGGATTTGGCAATGTATGAAATCTATCACATATTTGTATGATATTAATAACTGCAATTGCTTCCTGAGATACCAGTGCCTTAGGAACTAGTACAGCCTTCCGTATCTCAGTTAGGAGTTTTTTACTTCTTCTGATTCCTTCGCACCATTGAACGCATCAATCAGTTCACCAATTTCTCTACCAATTGCACCATCAAGCATCGAAACGTGGGCATGGTTCTTGAAATTAAGTGGCAGCTCATTGGCATCAGTCAGGTTGTGCTCAACGACTAGATTCGCAAAGTCCCAAAATGCAACCTCTTCAGTTTGCATTTCGAGTTGACCCTGCATTTCCTTAGATCCTTTATCACTGTTCATGAGGAATTTGGCAGCCATGTTGCTACGCTTGAGTTCTTCTCCATAGTTCATTCTACGAACTATAACGTAACCATCTGGAGGCGCACTTAGTAAAGGTAGTTTTTCGCTGACTGTGTTTGTGACTACTGCTGCTGGCATTTTCTTCCTACTCCTAATTACAGAATCAGAGAGCATGAAACCAATAAACAATGCTGCCGAGCCAATCATAAAGGTTCGACAGATTATCAATGTGGTTTCATACCAAGGCATTACGGAAGTATATCTTCCTGCGTCTTTATAGTGATTTGCCATGACTTGCCGGTACCATCAATGATGTTTTGGTAGGAAATGCTAGCACGAACCAGATCGCCTTGTCCAGATAATCCAACTTCGTAAGTATCCTTGATAGCTACTGGTGCAAGCAAGCCAATTGAGTTGTTGACACCTTTGGACGCAGTCAAAGTAACACTTTGTGCTGTTACTGACTTAAATAGATCATAGTCAGTACGAGATTCGAAGTCACGTTCCATTGTCATAGTTGAGTTGCGCTCACCATACTTGATGAACTGTGCTCCACGACCAGTGCTTTTTAGTCGGAACTGTGCTTCTGCATTATCTTCAACCGTAAATTCAAAGGTATCAGTATCAAGAACAGTTGATCCGGTTGGAACTTCAATCGTATACATACCGGCACCGAATGGTGTGGTAGTTGGCCACGTCGGCACTGGCAGTGACTGCACTGTTTCGTCGCGGCCTTGCACACTAGTCTGGAATGTTAGTAGTCCATTGTCAATACCAAAGGTGAAGCTAGATAGACAGATACCGGTGTAGCCAAAAACGATACCATTACGTACTAGCGTAAGTGATAGAGTCTTATTAGCTACCGCGGCGGCTGTTGGTGTAATAGTGTAGATAAAGTTAGGTAGTGTTCCTGTTTTTACGATAGATGTACGTGAAGCCCACAGGAACCACAACACCACGTCTTCTAGCGACTCTAGAGCTAGATCGCCTTCTGGATGGAAATTACCAGGCACAGCGCCAATGATGTCAGCAGACTGCCGAATTGGCCGGCGCCATACTGTGTCTTCCATCAAGTTGAGAGATTCGCTGTTGAACGGGAAGAACTTCGTCGGCGCGGCATAAGTACCAGGTGAAACCGCTGTGTTCGTTGTTGGGAAAGCGCCAGCAGGCGCACCCACAGCAATGTCGTCATAAACAAGGACGAGACCAAGCGTGGCCCGCAGTAGCTCAGTGTTAGAAGCACCGCCAGCAGTCGTGCGATATACCTTATAGCCGGTAGCACCAGTTACGGCTGGCCAGGTTAGGTGTGCAGTCAGGTCAGCGGCAGCCGTCGTAACTGTAACTTCGTTTGAAACCGAAGTTTCTCCTACAGCGTTAATAGCTGTAACATAGTACTTGTAGGTTCCTGCCGTGAGTGCACCACCAGCCTGCTGAATACCAGTTAATACTGGAGGCGATAGCTGTTCTACGGCTATGCCAGCGATACCGGCAGCACCAATTCCAATTGTCATAGCTACCCTCCCCTCTACTCAGTAGGCTCGTCGGATGACAAAACAGCGGAAACTTGAACGTATGGAGGTAGATTTGCTCCCGCCAACTTCACGTGATTCCGTAGTTCAAAGTTTCTTAGCATTTCCTCAGTAACCTCTACTGACTGACCAGCCGGCAGAAGTCCGATTCCATCGACTAGTACGTCCCTATCGGACTCTATTTCGAGATGCAGCATGGATACTCCTATGACGTCGGCGCGGCCGGAGGTGATAGGTAGGTCTTTGTCATCGCAATATACACCATACGTACAGTACGGAACATATTGTTATTGCCCATAATGGTATTTCCACGGTCCACTTGGTTCACAAAACCGTGAATAATTATTCCACCGAGCGTAGTATCTTCATGTAGTTTACGTTCCAGCAGCTTCCCACGTTGATCAGCAGCTTTACGTTCTGTGGCTTCATCGCCAACTTTGCTCCAGTGTAGAACAACTTCAACCATCATGTTGTTTGCTGTTCTACCACCAGGAGCCGCAACGCCAGCAAGTTCGCGTCGCATTCCACCCGGCATAATGATTGCCGCAGAGGCATGAGGTATCATATTGTGATCACCATAGAGAACATCATCTAGTAGCAGTGCAGCTTTATTCGCGTTAACCAATACCTCAATAGCTTGTGCCACTGTGGCATCGTCATCTGTATGTACTGCCATTAGATTAGTCCCCTAGATTCTGGACCCCAATATTTGTCTACCTGATCCGACATGAAGTTGAAGAAAATTCCGTAGATTTCTATTTCTTCATCAACAGTGAGCTGAATGAATGGTCGTGGCGGAATTTTGAATATTCGTGTGTCACCACCAGCCGCTGCATTGGCTTCTCTGTGCCTAAACTGAAAGCCAGAGAAATCTCCGGTACGACTAATGGAACCTTTCACATCGCCAACTCTTCGTCCACGGCGCATGCCTGCACCAAGTTGGTGAAATTCTGCATACGGAACCATACCATCAAGGAAGGTAGTACGTAGGCTCAGCATGTCATAGCCTTCTCGGCCTACAGCACTAACAAGTTCCCAAATGTTCTTCCTCGTTGCGGCTTTGCGAAGTCGACCCGTACGCTCTAGAATTGGTCCACGAGGAAATCCCATATAAAGTCTATTTTGAATGGTACTGGCTTGTAATGCTTGCCACCTTGGTCGACCTTCAGCTGTGAAGTTCTTTACTACTGACGGAATAACTACAGCATCTCTAGCTTCTTCGAGTGGCTTTTTCCAAGTGCGAAATCCCATTTCCATCTTATCAATATCACTAGCAAAGAGGAAAGCACCTTGTACGAAGTTTAGTCTTGGGTCAATTTGAATGGCAGGTATACTTAGCCCGCTCGAAACAGCCTGAGAAATAATAAACGGCGTTGGCCGAGGGAACGGGCTAGTCATTAGAACACTCTGCCCATACTGAACTTAGATGGTCCTAGTGATGGATCATCAAAGGTTGGTTCTTGTGCCGAAGATGCATCATTAGGATAGAAGCTAGCACCCAAACCACTACCTACTTGAGGAACATCAGGAATGTCTATGGTTCCATCAATAAGTCCAGTCATAAGCATTTCTGCGTTCATGCGCAGTAGTGCTGCGTAATCATTGCCTTCGTCTTGATTCTCACTGTATTGTCTATCGTAGAACCAAGCAACATAAGTCTTAGCAATGATGACTTTAACCAGGGTTGGTGTAGTTAAGTCGTCTACCCACAGGGTAGAGTCGTAGGCGCTGCTTAGCCTACCTAGTATCTCTGCTTCAATTTGATTCAGCAATGACGCATCAAGGGTGGAGAGATCTAGTTTTGTAGATTCTCCCCACCCCTGCGCGTCATCGGGGGTAATACGTGCCATTACGCCCCTATCTTACTTAGTGCCCTCCGACTTGGCAGGCGTCGAAGTTGGCGTTGTCTTTGCTGGAGTAGCAGCCTTAACCACGTCTTCCGCAGCTTTCTTCTCAGCCGCTGCCTTTTCGTCGGCTGCCTTCTTGTCAGCAGCTTCCTTAGCCTTGGCTTCTGCTACTTCGTCTACTACCACTGCGTCTGGGTCGTCGAGTGGTGAAGGCCGCTCTGCAACCTTCTCCTCAGCTTCCACAATGCGTACCTCAATGGCGCCAGCATCATGAAGTGCAACTAGATCTTCCTTGGAGAACTTAGAAGGATCTACTTCATTGCCAGCAGCAACGAAATCGGCACCGTCACCACTGAACTTGACGTTAGTAACCGCAAATAGCTTCTTTGGCATGATTCTCCTCAACTACGCAATCGCGGCTTTGATGAGGTATCCTGCAATTGACTTACCTGCGTCGGCGCCTTCACCTTGTGCTACTAGCTTGAGGTCATAACGACGAGAAGCACGGATAAGATCCGACTTTCGTGGCTCCTCACGCCAGCGGTCAACATACTGACTACCCCAGGTAAACTCATAACCAAAGGCAGGAATCTTCAGACCTGGACGCGGAGGCACCCATGCCATAACAACGTCCTTGCCCCACAGGTAGCCGAGCGAGGCAGTAGCACCAGGGTTAGCAGAGTTGATACCAACGCCAGGCACGATCACGGTAGAGAAACCTAGAATGGCAGCTAGAAGCTCTGGGCTGAAAATCGCCCGCTCAGAGTACTTGATACGCTCTAGGAAGTCTGGGTGATCCTCCAGAGCAGCCATAACCTGGTAAGGAACTACCAGAGTGTTTGGCTCCTGGAAAATCTTAGCGTGAACCGCTACCTTGCCGGCACGCAGGTCAGAAATTGGGTCTGACGTTGCGTAGTTGGCTGCATTCCACTGAGCTGCACCAACAAGTGTGGTGCTAAGACCAGACGCGTAGTTAGCCGTTGTGGTAACAAGCGTCTTGATTGCAACCTCACGACCAAGCATAATCTTGGACGTAACTAGCTCGGTTGCGTCACGGTCTGGTGCAAGTGGTGAGTCAACATTGTCACGCTCTTCGTCCGTTACAGGAATCTGAAGAGAGTGCTCACGAGCGTAGTAGGTGTCTGTGGAAAGCGTGTATCCTTGAATCTCATTCGCCACAGTTCCAGGAGCACGGTTGTCGTCCTCTGGAAGCCAACCTTCACGCCCGAAGATGTAGTACTTATCTGACTGCTTTTGTACCTTCACCGAAGGCAAAAGCCGCTCACCTACTAGTCCGTTGTTTGGCCACGCTACACTGATCTGTGTAAGAATCTGATCGGTGTGAACGTTGCCAGACCCAGTCGGGTTGTAAGCCGCCATCTAGTTTACCCTCCCTTCAAATTACGGAGAAACCAAAGAGTATGTATACGGAAGAACATCTAGTGCCGATGCCAACATGACACCAGCAATAATTCCTTCTACAACCCAATAGTTTGTGTAGACAATCGTTGATCCACCACTCCAGGATATGGTTAATGTGCCACTAGAATCGGACACAGAAACCGATGTAAACTGTTGGTAAAATGGATCAAGTTGTGGCAGAAGCGCAACAAAATCTTCTACATCAGACTGATTACTTCCAGTCCATTGAATCGCTGCGAATCTGGTCTTCTTTTCCAAATAGAGCATTATGGGATCGCAGGTAGGCCAGGGCATAGTAGAACCTGAACCAGGTCACCAGCCGCTACAGTTCCAGTGATTCCAACGAGAATGCCAAGTGGAATGTTGGTAGCAGTTGCAGCAAGCAGCACGCCACCAGTGGTGGATGACATTACAACGCTACCAAGTACAAGAGAAGTAGCAGTTGTAACAACAACGGTAGCAATACCCATCATGCGTACGTCAACTACTACCTTACCAGTGACAACCTTGGCTGCATCAACGTTCTCCATAACCACACCAATAGAGCGTGTAGTAGAAGCAACATTCAGGTCTACAGTTCCGGCCGTAGCACCAAACTTCACGAATCGGTTTGCAACCACACCAGCAGCCGCAGAGCTGTTGTATGTGGGCATGGCTAGGAAGCCCTTGTCTAGGACAAAGTTTGCACCAGCACCAGCCATTAGTTAGTCACCCCTTCCATTAGCTCAGCGCGGTAACGAGCGTATAGGTTAGGGTCGTTCGCCGCTGCACGCTCTAGTGCGTCGGACATGCTGAGCTTTTCCTCAGACATAAGCTTCTTGCAGGCATCATCAAACATCTGCACGGCTGACTTGTGTGAACCGTAGTTCACAGTAGCTCCGGCCCGCTCGCCTAGCTCTACTAGGAACGAGGAACCACGCTTCATTTCCGTAAGCAGCTTCCAGAATGGCTCCTGGAGGTCATCACTCAGTGACATCATGATGTCACCGGCAAGCTTACGTGCAACTGGCGTTAGCACAATCTTCGAGCGATCGAAGTCGGCCAGCTTCCGGTCAACCTCTGCTAGACGTAGTGCCTGAGCGTTAGAAGTAAGCTCAACCTTCTGCGTCTCAACAAACTTAATCAGAGTAGCAACCATCGGGTTCTCTTCTGCAAGCGCCTTTAGCTCCGGCAGATCCGCGAGAGACTTCGTTGGTGCAGAATCAGTGACCTTGGCTTCTGCTAGCTTGGTTGTAACACCTTCGACAATCTTCTTCAGATCGTCTTCACTTAGTGGCATGTTACCCCCCTTCAGGGCATCCGGGTCTGTACCTGTTGCAGCAGCAACGAGGTCGAAGGCGAGACTGTAGGTTGCCTCTGATAGGTTGATAGGCACAAGGTTCTTCATGAATGGTCGGTTTGTAAGCGCACCGCCAAGGATGACGTCCTTGTGCTTCTTACCAGTTGAGTCTTCCCACTCATCTTCGAATTCCGAAGAAAAGTAACGCCACTCTTTGTCTTTGATCTTCTGTGCGGCGTTCTTTACCCACTCAACAAAGAGCCAAAGGCCATCAACACGGGCATCGGCATCTTTAACCCACCCGGCCGCAACATCTTTGTTGTCATGGTTGTAGTTGATACTAGGATCAATGCCACGAACCTTGGACTTTACACCATCTGCGAAGTTCTTGGCACGATCAGGAGTGATCTCAATTGTGCCATATACAGGATGCTTGTAAGCGCCAATTGGTAGGGCATGAACCCAGCTACCCTCTACACCATTGGTGTCGCTGAAGGTTAGACCCTCAACGTCGAGAACAAAGCTGGACTTCATTTATTATCCCCTTTACCATTAACCTTGTTCAGACGGGGATTTCTACGTCTTGCTGCGGCGGAGGCGCGACGGGTAGACGCGGCCAGGATGGCAGCGGCTTTATCGTACGTTGTTCCTTGCTTGTTCGCAATCCTCTGAGCGTTCTTTTTGAATCCACGTACCATCCGGTCAGACATCTCAATGACAGTTTTCTGACGCACCGACTCCACTGGCGGAATTGTCTGCATCAATCTGCGTTGGCGTACTGACAGAACTGGCTCAGCTCGCATGCTATTCCTCCCTTTTACTAATTACCACCAGATCTGTCGCGGCCAGTGTTTTTTGCTGGCAGGCCCACAGGTGGACTCGTTTTCTGACGAGGGAGACCAACTCTTGGTGGTCCAACCGTGTCAGTCGGGTTCGAAAGGTGGTTATTCTTTAGTTGGTCGTTGACATCTTTTTCATCATCATTCGGATTAGCTTGGTTGTTTGGATCATCAGGGTTCTGTGGCTGAAGCAAGGCCCGCGTCGTTGCCTTGTCCATTGGAGGTAGGTCAAGCTCGATGCGTAAGAACTTTTCCAACTCATCATCTGGTTGAATAGCGCCAGCACCAACCAAGTTTCGGAAGGCGAAAGACCAAGTACGCAGGTCCTCATTCTCCCCGATACGTCGAGCCCGAAGAATAGGGTAGGAACCACGAGAATAGTTGAAGTCTACGAGTTGCTTAATCACGTAGCGGTTCATCGTATCAGCAATTGTCGCCGCAATGTATCGGGTACCTTTGTAGAACATGTTCATTGAGTCTTCTTTAGCATTACTATCGTTGTAGAATGGCGCAATAATGTTTTGCATAATCTGATCGTTATGGTGTTGAATCGATGGCAGACAGTCAACCGGTTGTCCTTCTAACTTGGCAAAGAGTACTTCCCAGTTGGCCGGAACCGTAATGTGCGCCCGCTCGTTGGTTCTAAGGTTTCTACCAAGATCATCCGCGAGGACTCGATCGGCGGCAGTGAAACCCATTGGGAGCTTAATAATTGGGACACCAATACCGTGTCGTTCCTTCTGAATAGCATCAATCTTATAGAGTGTGTCTTTGTAAAAGTAGTGTTTATATGCTGACCGAAGGATGGAAATGCCACGCATATCACCAGCTTCTTGCTCTAGGACGAAGACTACCAGCTTCTCGATTGGTATAAGAATATTCTCGAAGCCATTCGCCTCGGTTGGGTCCATGACAATAGCGTCTGGCCCACCGGCTGCATCGTAAAGCCATTCCTGAATATCAAGCGGGTGTCTTGGTGCTAGTTTTCTTAGAATAATTCTGCCGTCAGAGTCAACACCGTACACCTTCTCTAGCGGCATGTAACCATACTCACACATGAGCAAGGCATCTTCTAGCACTCGGTGCCATGGTGTATTAAGCTGCTCAAACAGGTTCTTTTGCACAAACTTGGCAATGTTTTGGTCAATAGTAGAATCACTAGCCGGCTCGACAAACCAACGAGCTGCCATCACTGGAGTCTTCAGCAGGCGCAGCGCCCCACGAATAGTACCATCGGCCCGCTTCATGTCATAGTACTTGCGAATGCCAAGCTTGTCTCTTAACTCACCAACCCGCTCCTCGCGCGTCCACGCGGTAAACGGAGATGGCGAGCTATAACCCAACTCTCGCGTTGCCACACCCACAGACAACCGGGGGTCACGCTCTGCCATCACAATGTATGAACCATTGACTGGGTCATATACTGTGTTGATTAACTCGTAGCGGTCATCATTAAGCACTTCATTGAGGTTCATCGACTCAATCTTCAAGCCAATGTTTTCCTCAATAACTGCAACGGCTTCTTCTACGCTCGTCATTTATCCCTCCCTTCCAATGCGACGAAGAACGGTAGCACATAAAAGTGGTGTGGGTAACCCACAGTGAAGGTGCGCGGTTTCTGGTTGTAAAGTTCAATGAACCGCTGGCAGTTCGCTACACTAAAATGCTGGAAGTAGAATTTGCCCACATGGACACCTTGTTGCCGCACGTACACCTTATAGTTCTTGTCTGTGGGTCCAAGCTCGCACCCTGTATTTGCGGCCATGAGACTCAGCAGCATGTCTGGTTGTAATGACCCACAGTAGGTGCAATGGAGCAATTGGCCGCGCCAGTGCCAACCATCGAGTAATTCTTCTACTATGAGGTGGTTCTCTTGCCGGCGCGGACAGGTATCTTTGACTACTAGGTCGTCACGAGTTTTGCTATTCGTCATCAGAAGCTCATGTTCGAAGTAAAGTAGCCAGAGCTAGGAACTTGAGTTAGGTCACTCGCGTCGACAGTACTGCTCAAACTCTGCGTTGCGCCCAGCTTGAAAATGTGCATAAGACCGTAGCGTAGCGCATCGAGTGCGTGGTCATCATACTTTTGGGCATCTTCGCGTGGGTTTCTCGGTTTGCCTGAGCTTGGCGCAGCCGCCCGGTAGTTGTTGAACTCTCGAATCAGGTCCCCACAGGACGGGTCCACGAACAGCCACGGCTCGTCCACTGGCGTCCCGTATTCGTCGGCCTCGCCTACGGTCTGGGTCCGCAAAAATCCTTTTACTAAATCTATGCCTTCTCGCCAATTGTTCTTAGACATCGGGTCACTTAGGCAGGCAAAGAATTTTTCGCAGACTGTTGCTGTAGCTTCTGGGTCGGCGGCATCGCCAAAGCACAAGTTAATGTGGTAACCGTCCGGCTGTGGTCGAGTCTTCATTTCATTGAGGAAAGTTTCCAACCGAGTATGTGTCTTATAATGCATGCGCCAAACATGGACACGGTCCATTGGGTCAACCTGAAATTCTACTGCGGCCATCGGGTTAACGAAACCCCAGTCAAATGCTATGTAGTTTTTCCAGGCTGGGTTGAATTTTGTTGGTCGCACATGGGTAACTTCATCCCACTCAGAATAAATCTTGCCCATGAATGAGGTGAAGTCGGCAGCAATTTCTTGGAGGAACCATTCAAATGGCATTGTTCGTTCGAGCAGCACAATTTCTGGGTCCTGCCGGCCACCAGGGTAAATAACCTTATTTTCCCACGATGGAAATCGCCATGACTCATAATCTTCAAACAACGGGTTCCGACCCATTTGCCACAGGTCGTGAATCCAGTTCTGCCCTTCGGGTGTGGTGCTGAACGTCGCGTTCCCACGACGGTCCGCCAATGCAGGTCGAATGAACCGGTCCCAGGTTTCCTTAGTATGCTTTGCCGCTTCGGCCATAATCACGTAGTCAAGGGCATCACCAACCAACGTCTCGGGTCGGTCTGCGCTCCGCACTTCAAGCCGCGTATTCCAAGGAAATTCGATGAACATGTCGCCAGCTCGTTTGTTGAACGCGCGCTTGACAGTTTTCTCTTTTCCCAACCCAAGCTTAACAATCATGTCCTGCCAAATGACCCGGAATTCCTTCTCTCCAAGGTCATAGGTAGGACCAACAATCCAAATCAGCTTATTTGGTACCATAAGCAGCGGCTCAGCTTCACGGGCACCCATGTATGTTTTGCCAAATCGGCGGCCACACACTGGAATTTTGAATCTAGCTGCACTCTTGTGGAATAATTGTTGCTTTTCGTGCGGTTTATAGCCTATATGCGCGAAGAATTTATCCTTCGAAACCGCACGAATCGCATCCACACTCATGACACTCCTGCGTTCTTCTCGTCCTTGTTAAGTATTATGCAGGTGGGTTTTGTCGACCAATGTAACCAGTCCAAGGTGCCCAAGCCCAGCAGAAATGTAGTGCTAAGAACGCAAGTCCGAGCAGTAGCAAATCTACACTCCCAGGCTTAACACCAAAAGCAGCTAAAAACCAAATAATTGCCGCAATAAGTGCAAACATTTTTGCCCCCTATGGGACATAGCAAGGGTAAACCTTGACGGCCGGGTCGAATCGACGAATCAATGCCGCAAACGTCTGACCACTTCGGCCTACGCGCACGTCTATCGTTTGTGTTGTTGGGTTAACTACTGCGGTAATAATCCCCGGGTGCAGCTTAATACAGTTCAGACTGACATCTAAGTACATAATCTGCACGTGGCCATTGACCTGTGGGAGCCAAGCCATCTCAGCCCTCCGGTTTGTAGTTCACACTCTGTGGAACTTGAGTGAAGTTCTCAGCCTGCCAAGCACGAATCTGCTCCGCCGACTCATGAATCAAATCTAAGTGCTTTTTCGGACTTCCTGCGGCTTTACAAAGTATTTTGTATATCTTCAATAAATCCGGTAGCATCTTGTCCTGCGCTCTGAAGACAACCACCGGCTCATCTTCAGCAATAGTGCTACCAGACACAATAACCTGACCGTATTTGTTATCAATGCCCACAGGAAGTCCTTAGTAAATCCGCTGGTAGGTACCCGCAGTCAGACCAGGTAGAATACCAGTCAACTGTGCATGGCCAGCATACGGAGTGCGGAAGGTAATGTTCTGATTAGCAGCCGGCGCAGCACCTGCTGGGGTATCTGCTGCGGTATCAGTATAAAGAACCGTCGGCGCAGTCAGTGTCGTCATCAGTAAGAACGAACCACCTGTCCGTCCATAAACCTTATACGAAGTCGCACCGGCAACCACAGCCACCGTTAACGCCACACTACTCGTCGCTCCGGTAGCCACATACGAGTTTGACGCTGCACTCAACTCAGACTCAATACCGTCCTTGACATACGTATTCTTATACGTATACGTCGCAGCGGCCAGCGTCCCCCCGGTCCCTGAGCCAACAGCAACGGGAGCACTCGGCGCCGGCCCCTGACCAGCACTAATAACTACCGCCATGCTCTCACCCTTAGCATTGCGATAAATTACGTTATCTCCACGCAGCGCTCGTCTAACAGCCATCATTCACCACCTTCTCCGTTCTAATATTGGTGCCTTTTCGCACATTATCAGACATTCACAGGCTTCTATTTCCACATTCCCTCATCTGACCCACCCCCACAGGCATGGTAGCGTCGAGCCGAGAAGTATGTAGTGTATGCAGACTACGCTCTTGTAGCCATATTGCCTACATACTTCTCAGCCCTGATTCAGATAGCCTGTCGCTTCTTCAACGACATTCTCGTAAATGTCATCCCAGGCGTGCCGTCCGTCAATGCTTACCTGACGCTCGGCAGGACCCATGGTGCGCTCAACAATGTACTTCGCGGCGTTAAACCGAATAACTTCAGTCATTGAGTACTGTGCGAGGTGGACAATAGCCATTGTAGCAACAGGAAGACTTTCCTCAAACAACCGCTTAGCAGTGGTCTGCGGAGTGCCATGCGCGTCTAATGCTTGTTCCATTCGCAGATTGCGGAGTGCTTTTTCGGCATCCCACTCGCCTGCGTCATCGGGTAGCCGGTCATCCTTGCTCATCTTCGTCACCTCCCTGCGCTGAGACCTCAAGAACAGAGTACGACTGGATATGGGCTATGTCTACTGTTTGATTTCCAACACTACTTTCCGTTTCTTTAAAATATTAACATGTCAACTTTCTGACATCAAAAATACAC